GGTCTCTTTCGCTCCACCGACTACCGCGCCCAAGGTCGGGGACGTGGTCTGCGCCCACTTTACCGGCACTCACGGCGCCGCCTTTTCACCCCGCTACGGGCTGTTCGACCGCAGTTACCCGGCGCAATACTGTCTGGTGCAGTCTTACTGCAACACCATCGGGGGCGACATCCCCGTAAAGAAATGCAACTCTGACGGCAGCAGCCCTGCCGGCGACACGTTCGAGATTCACCTCTGCGTGCCCCAGTCCCGCGCCCCCTCGGTGTTCGAGGACGACGTGCTTGTGTACGGCGAGGACGACGAGGGCGAGTACGCCTGTCTCAGCGACCCCGTTGATGCTCCCTTTGGCACCCTCCGCCCGTGGGCGGGCCATATCAACAGTATCACGCTGGGTTGGCGGCTGTGTGACGGCACTGAGGGCACGCCCGACCTGCGGGGTAGGTTTCTCACCGGCGTACACAGCGGCGGGGCCACCGACCTGGACTCTATCGGCGACACCGGCGGGTATGCCGTCCACGGCGACTCGGAAAACGGGCACGCGAATCACGACAATCATCGGCACGCTGCAGATGCCGTCACTAAGACGGACGTGGATGTGGCCCACGATGGTGTGGCGGCCAACGTCAAGGTCTGGGATGCTGACACTGAATTCTGGACCACGGGCGTCACCTGCTTGGCGACCAACGGCGGGGACGATTTCTACAATCACTCCAACACCGACAACCGCCCGCCCTACTACGTGGTCGGCTGGATCATTCGTGACTACTGATCGCCCGATCATCTACGTGGCTGGCTGCTCTCCGCAGGTCTCTTATCTCAGTTCTGCTCAGCGTCGGCATCTCGACTCTGCCGAGTACGTGTTCTGTGTAAATCGCTTTCCGCTGCACTACCGGCAGGCTGGCTTTTGTCCCACACACTGGGCGCAGATGGATTGTTGGGGCGACTCTGCCGTTGACAGCGCTCGGCAGGTGTTCCACCTGCTGCGGACTGACGCCCGGCTGCGACGCCGGATGGCCACCCGCTACGTCAACTGCCGCGACAGCGACGAGCGGATCAAACGTTTGCTGACCGACGCGGGGTTTCCAGTAACCAGATTTCTGCGGGGCTACTATGCCGAACGACACCGGCCGATCTCGGACAGCTTGGATCTGCCCATGCTTCAGGCAGGTAGTTCCTTGACTGGTGCGGCCAACCTCGCCTACACCCTCTGCTCCCGGGCGGAGATTCGTGTGTTTGCCTGCGAGTACGGTCCGCCGGGCGCGGTGTTGCATTTCTACGATCCGCCCGATGCTGCGCCAACACCCTGGCTGGGGGACGAAGACTTTCGGAGGCGGATGTGGGAGGGCTTTGCCTTGCTGCGGGCCGGGGGCGTAAACCTAGTCGATAGCAACCTTTACCATGACGACCTGCCACCCTACCACCTACCCCGCCGCGACCTGCTGGCTGGGTGACCCCCAGCTTACCCAGTTTACCATCTGTAGCCCCTGGAAAGTTTTTCACAATGGATTTCGGAATACATCGTATAATAACTGGTGAGGAGAGCGGCATGTTACACGACGAGGCCCAACAGTTCTGGAACCGCGACGACGCCCGGCGGCGGGCCTGGAGCCACTGGCGGGGCTACGGTCGCTGGAAGGACCCCGCCCACTGGTATGCCTTGGGGCAAAAGAACCTCCGCCGCTACGACTGCCTGCGAGATCTCGCCGGCGACATGCGGCAGGTGCGCATGTGCGAGTACGGCTGCGGTGGCGGCGCCAACGTGGTTGCCTTTGCTGGGCGGTTTGAGGCGATCTACGGCGTGGATGTATCGCTGGAGAACCTCAAGGAGGCTGATCGACGGGCGCAGCAGTGTGGTTTCGTCGGGTTTGAACCCGTGTTGACTGAGGTCTCACGGCCAGAGCTAGTCCTGGCGTCAATCCCGGCGGTGGATTTCTTTCTGACCGTCTCCGTGCTGCAGCACGTGCCCAGCCAGGCGTACGGGCTGCGGGTGGTGCGGCTGGCCCACGATCTGCTGGTCCCTGGCGGGACGGCGATCTTCCAGGTTCGCATCTACGAGGAGGGCGACCCCCAGAGGTTTCGGCCCAAAACGAAGGACTACGAGCGCAACGCGATGAGTATGACCAGCTACGGTGATGAGCAATTCGCCGAGATCCTCAACGACTGCGGCCTCGAACTGCTGCTGACCGAGTACGGCCAGCAGTCGGCTGTTTACTACGTGCAGAAACCGAACAGTGACAATCAATAAAGACGACTACCGACTGATGATTCCTGCCCGAGGCGGGTCCACGAGGGTCGAGGGCAAGAACCTAAGAAAATTCGCCGGACGACCGCTGATCCACTGGTCGATCCGTAATGCCTTAGTGGCGGGCTTTTCCCCGACGGTGGTTACCGACTCAGGGGCGATCTCCAAGGAGGCCCGCACCATGGGCGCGGCCGTACTCAAGGAGCCTCCCGAGTTGGCTAAGGGCAATACGCCGTTGGCCGAGGTGGCGCGGTTCTTTTTCCAGCAGCGGGGGTCGCAGCATCATATTATTTATTTGCAGCCGACCAGCCCGCTGATGGATTACCGTACCATCTACCGCGCGGTCGAACTGCACGCTCTAGGAAAGTTTGACTCGGTCTACTCCGGCTGGCCCGCGAGGTTTGTGCTCCGCGACAGAGACGGGGAGGTGGTCAACCATCCCCTAATTAAGGGCGCTAATGGTGGTCTGCCCTGGTCAAAGGACTGGGCGCCGCAGTGGGTGCAGGACTCGGCGGTCTACGTGCTCGACCGGTTGCGGCTGCCTGTGATGTCGTACGTGATTGGGGGTCGCGTGGGCGTGGTGGAGACCGACCCGTTGCGGTGGATCGACATCGACACCGAGGAGGACTGGCAGCGGGGCGAGCGGCTGGCGAGGTGCTTGGGGCTGGCATGAGTGTGGTGGTGGTGGGAAACGCGAGATCTCTGTTGGACAAGCAGCTGGGACATACCATCGACGCCCACGCTCTGGTGATTCGATGCAACAGTTTTGTCACGCGGGGGTTTGTCAAGCACGTCGGCCAGCGCACTGACATCTGGTGCGTCTCCCTGCGGATGGATGTGCTCCCACGCCTGCGGGCCGTCTTCTCGGCCAGCGGAGGTTTCGGTTTCGTGCAGTCGCTCTCGGAGATCTGGTTTCGCCCCAAGCCGCCGTCGGCGGAATTGCGAGATGCCTTTGCCGAGATGGTAGGACCACTGCCACCACTCCGTCCTCCGGACCCTCAGATAGTCGCGCAGGCCGAGGAGTTGGTAGGTCACTCCTCGCACGGATTTTTCGCTGTGCTACTGGCGATTGCCCGCTATGGTGCGGGGCGGGTGTCGGTGACTGGGTTTGGGCCGATTCGGGAAATCCCCCGGAGACAACCCGGCGGCGGCAAGTACGACTATCTTGTCTTTGACGCGCCAGCCGAGCATGCCCACTATTTTGAGCGGCCCTGCCAAGAGCCTCAGGAATATCGCACGGTGCACGACTACAGCGCCGAGTGGGCGGTTTTGCAGAGATTACACCACGAGGGACAGATCACTATTTTGGGAGAAGCGTAGATGGAGCGACCACTGAGGATACTTTGCGCCGGAATGCACCGTGCTGGGAGTACGTGGCTCTACAACGTGGTCCGTTTCATCTATCTCAACGACAACCGCGACATTTACTGTTCTTTCGCTACTGGGGACTACAACCCCGCCAATCCGGCTCCTGTGCACATCCTCAAGATCCACCGCTACGATCCGCAGTGGGAGGAACTTGGTGACTACGTCCTCACCACCCGCCGGGACCTGCGGGACGTTGCTGCCTCCGCCGTCCGCATGGGGCTGGTTGCCCACGACATGTCGGCGGTGATCGAGTTCTTACGCACGCTTATCCGCCACGAGTCTCGCGGTTGGTCACCTCGCGCCGACCTCCTGGTCTCCTACGAGGAGATGATCCGCGACAAGCCTCTCGCTATCGTCGAGATCGCCAAGGTTCTGGGCGTGGAGTGCGACGCTGAGCGGGTGAATCGGCAGGTTGAGGAACTCCGCCCTGGCGACGTGATCGACCCGGTGACCATGCTCCACCCCAACCATTTCACCGATGGGGGCACGGGCACTTACCAAAAAACCCTCTCCGAGGAAATTGTGGGGGCTATCGAGCAGACGTATCGAGAGTGGCTGATCACTAACGGGTACTTGTTGCGGGGCGCTCCCGCCTCTGGGAGATCGCAGGGGTCAATCATCATCGTCGGCAATTCGGCGGAACTGCTCGGGCGGGGGTTGGGCGAGCAGATCGACGCCCACGATCTGGTCGTTCGCTGCAACTCGTTCATCACGCAGGGGTTTGAGGTAGACGTGGGGCGGAGGACCGACTGCTGGGCGCTTTCCACCTGGAACGGCGCCAATTTCAAGCTGCGAAATTTTTGCCAACAGTACGGGGTGGATCTCGCCGACTTTCTTCCCACCTTGGAGGCGATCTGGATACCGTTTAGCACGGTCAAGAACCGTGAGGAGTTCTTTCAGTTTTTACAGTGGTTTCGTCCCATCGACCCATCTGCGCAGCGGAAGATCGAACTTACGCCCGCCAGGGTGGAGCGGCGTTTGCATGCCAAGGTCAAGGGGCCCTCCACTGGTCTGATTGCCACCTACAAGGCGATGGACCGCTTTCCTAACCAAGTGATCTCGCTGGTCGGTTTTGGCAAACCCGATGATCGTGGTCCTTGCCACTACTACGCTCCCAACAAGCCTTTTGCCACTGGGCAGAATTACCACCGCGAGCACGAGATTTTTTCGGAACTGGTGGCCGAGGGAAAGGTGACTTTTCTATGAACAGACTCAACTCGCCGCTGGAGAAGGACCGCTACCTGACCTCCGACGTGGGGGTGGACGTGATCATCCCCATGAAAGGGCAGCCGCCGCTGGAGTTTCACAACAACCTGAAATTCCACTACGCCGAGATCCCCATCCGTCGTCTGCTGATCGGCAACTGCGAAATCAACGATAGCTACTGGCTGCTTTCTCGTCCCTACCCGAGGATGACGGTTCTTGACCAGCGGTGTTACAGGTCGCTGGGTTACTGCATCGCCGAACTGATCGAGTGTGTCAGTTCGGAGTGGTTCGTCTATCTGCACGCCGACGTGCGGGTGGTTGGCGGCTGGTACGACGTGATGTGGGCCCACTCGTCGCTGGCGGAGTTTATGGAGTGTGGTCGGGTGTGGCACGATCTGCGGACGGGGGCCAAGACCGTAGCCGCCGCGCAGAACGCTGCTGCAAGGCCCTACAGCGGCAGCCAGCTGGCCCGCCGCAGCGCCTTTGCCCCGTTTCTACACAAGATCGAGGATGATGGGTACCTCTACCGCAACGAGGACTTGGTCTTTCGGGCTCTGGTCGAAAACCACGGCGGGCGATACGCCAGGGTGCTGAAGACGCACCACGAGCACCAAGTCTTTCCGTCCTCCGCTCGCGATGCGGACTGGTACCGCAAGATGTACACCGGGCAGATCAAGGGAATCGTCAAATACTGCCCACCCAAGCAGGACTGGTTGATCTCGGCAGCAGCAGCGGCCTTTCGCAGCCTGGAGGGGCTGGACGCAGAGGCTTGCCAGAAACTTCTCAACTGGATCTCGCGGACCTCTCCTGCGTGGCGCGACATTCTCGGCAGCAAACCCAATTGAACGGAGGAACCGATGACAGCCAATTTCTTGCGACTCGGACGCCGTTACGTCGGCTCTGGCTACTCGCCTTTGGTAATCGCCGAGATTGGCATCAACCACCGAGGCCATCTGGATCTCGCCACTGACATGGTCCGCGCCGCCAAGGGCTGCGGCTGCGAGTGTGTAAAATTTCAGTGCCACATCGCCGATAAGGAGATGTCCCCGCACGCCAAGAAAGTCATAACTGGAACGGGCGAGGATGTCTATTCTCTGATTGACCGCTGCTCGCTTAGCCAAGCTGAGGATTTTCATTTCAAGCAGCTGGTCGAGCGGGAGGGGATGATCTACCTGAGCACGCCCTTCTCTGCCGAGGCGGCGTTGCGGCTTGCCCGGATGAGCGTAGAGGCGTTCAAGATCGGCAGCGGCGAGTGTAACAACCGGCCGCTGGTCAGGCACATCGCCGGTTTCGGCAAGCCGGTGATCCTCTCTACGGGGATGAACAACCTGCCGTCGGTGGCCCGCTCGGTGGAGATCCTCCGCGAGGCCAAGGTGCCGTTTGCGCTGCTGCAGTGTACCTCGATCTATCCCACGCCGGTCGACAAGGTCCACCTGCGGGGAATGGAGTTTCTGCGCAAGAGATTCCCCGACGCCGTGGTGGGCCTCAGCGATCACACTACCAACAACTACGCCGCCTTTGCCGCTGTGGGGATGGGAGCGAGCATCATCGAGAAGCATTTTACCTGCTCGTCGTGGCTCTCTGGCCCCGACATCCCCGTTTCGGCCAACCCCCAGCAGATGCGGGATCTGGTTGATGGAGTACAGCAGGCGTACACCGCCATTGGTTCGGGCAAGAACGTACTGCCGGAGGAGGAGTCCGTTGCCGAGTTTGCCTTTGCCTCGGTGGTGAGCACTCGGGAGATTGCCGAGGGAGAACTCCTCGACCGCCATAACGTCTGGGTAAAGCGGCCGGGGACTGGGCCGCTGCAGGCCGACGATCTGGATCAGGTCTACGGGCGAACAGCCGCCTGCGTCATCCCCGCCGACATGCAACTCACCTGGGACATGATCGCCTGATGCGCAAGATCCTGTTTATCACCGGTACCCGCGCCGATTTCGGCAAGCTCAAGCCGCTGATCCGCGCCGTCCACGACGACCCCACGCTGGTGGAGTATGTCTTTGCTACTGGGATGCACCTGCTGGCTGCGCACGGCGAGACCTATTTGGAGATCCGCAAGTGCGATTTCAGCAACCTCTTCTTGTGCTTTAACCAGACGGCCGAGCAGAACCGGCCCGAACTGGTGTTGGCCGAGACCGTCTCGGGGCTGTCGAAATACGTCTGCGAGGTCCGCCCGCAGCTGATCGTGATTCACGGCGATCGCATGGAGGCCCTGGCCGGGGCGATTGTGGGCAACGCCTGCGGCGTGCCGGTGGCACACATTGAGGGCGGAGAACTCTCCGGCACCATCGACGAGGTCGTCCGCCACGCAGTGACCAAACTCTCACACATGCACTTTGTGGCCAACCGGGAGGCCCAGAACCGCGTCGAGCAGATGGGTGAGGACCCCCGGTCGATCCACCAGATCGGCTCCCCGGAGGTGGACGTGATGCTCGGCTCGCTGCCTGAGATCGAGAAGGTTAAGCAGCGGTATTCGATCCCGTTCGACCAGTATGCCATCTTCTGCTACCACTCCGTCTCCGACGAACTGGCGGACCTGCCTGACAAAATCGGCGAGGTTCTGATGGCGATGGTGGAGTCGACCCACAGTTATGTGGTGATTCAGCCTAACAACGATCCCGGCGCGGAGGTGATCCGCCGGGCGATCTCCGAGATGCTGATGCCCGACTGTTGGGGGCGGTTTCGCATCTATCCCTCGATGCGGTTTGAGTATTACCTTTCGTTGCTCAAGCACGCCCAGTTTGTGCTGGGCAACTCCAGCAGCGGGATTCGCGAGGCGCCCGTTTACGGGGTGCCCGCGATCAATCTCGGCACTCGGCAGCGCAACCGGGGTGACAGCCCGGCGGTGGTCCATGTGGACGAGAACGAAAACGAAATCTTGATGGCAATGGCTGCCCTACCCAAAGCGGTCAAGCCAAACTACCCGTTTGGCGAGGGGGGCAGCGCAGAGAAATTCGTGGCGATCTTGCGGCGGTGCTCCTGGCAGGCGATACCACAAAAACAGTTTCAGGAGGTTCGTAGATGATTTATGACGCCGGGGTCTGGCCCGCAATGGTTACGCCGATGACAGATTCGGGCAGGCTCAACCATACGGCCGCCCGAAAGCTGGTGGACGTGTACTGCGACCAGCAACTGGGTGGGCTGTATATCCTCGGCAGCACCGGCCAGGGTCTTTTGCTCTCCACCGAGGAGCGGCAGGAGTTTGCAGCTACGGTCGTCGACGCCGCAGCCGGCCGGCTGCCGGTGTTTGTCCACGTGGGTGCGATGACCACCTCTGAGGCTGTTAGGCTGGCGCTACATGCCGAGCGGATCGGGGCCGACGCGATCTCTGCGGTGGGGCCGGTCTACTACGACCTGCCCATGCGTGCCGTTTTTGGGCACTACCGCCAGATCTCTGAGGCGTGTTCGTTGCCGTTGTACATCTACCAGATCGACTTAGTTAAGAAGTCTTTGCTTGATGTTTGCGACTACGTCGGTGAACTGTTGGAGATTCCCACGATTGCGGGCATGAAAATCACCACCGGGGACCTCAACCAGTTTGGTCTGATTCACGGCTATGCAGGAGACCGGCTGCGGCTGTTCAGCGGCCACGACGAGGTCTTCTGCCACGCCGCGCTCTCCGGAGCGGTGGGAGCTATCGGCACCTTCTTCGGTGTCTTTGGGCCGGAGTGCTCGCAGGTGCGAAGGGCGTTTCTCGGCGGTGACGCGAGTCTGGCGGCCCGGTTCATGATTGAATTTCAGAAAATGGTCAGGATCGCGCTGTTTCGTGGCGGGTACCGCTTTGTGGCTGAGGCGATCAGGCAGCGGTACGAGATCGATGTGGGCGTCTGCCGCTATCCCGTCGGCTTTGTTGGTGAGAGAGAGGACGAGGGTCCTTGGCTCGAACTTGTTGCGGATTGGCTGGAAAGACTCCCGCGTCTGTCCACGAGGAGAGACTGAGATGCCTGCACCCACGATGGGTGGCGCCCCCGAGGTGACCCAAAAGATCGTCCGTGAGAGACTGTCTGCGCGGCAGCCGCTACCCAAGAACGACCTACTTGCGGCCAGCGAGTACCGCACTTGCCGCTACAAGCACCCCGAGAACCCCGAGTGGAATTATCCGCTGGGGCCGTCCTACGTGCTGGGCAACTCCTGGCAGCTGAAATACCTCACCCTGGCCGAGCGGAAACATCTAGACCGCGCCCCCTGGGTGTTTTGTGTCAACCACTTTCCTGAGCACTGGCGGCTGCTGGGTTTTCGGCCCACTTGCTGGATGCTGCTGGATACACACACGCCCCAGATGTGCGCGCTGCTGCGGCGACAGCTGGATGTGATCCGCAGCGACACCTTGTTGCGGTCTCGGTTGCTGAGGCTGTTTGTCTCCGAGACTGCCGCCCTGCCGGAGATCCGCCGGATTGTCGAGCAGAGTGGGCTACCGGTTAGTTGGTTTACCACCCACTGCAGCCTGCCGGTGGTCTTGCGGGGGATGTCCTGGAGGCAGCCGCCCTACTCGCTGTATCACCACGCCTCGGTGCTCACCGCCGCCGCGCACTTGGCCTGCATCCTCAACCCAGGGGCCGAGGTCCGGCTGGCTGGTTGCCAGTATCTTACTCGGCCGGGGTACTTTTACGACATTGACCACGGACGGATCGCTTGGCCGGGCTATCTGGATGTGACTTGCGGGCAGTGGGCCGGGTTTTCCAACCTGCGCAACTGCGGCGCGGACCTTATTGATTGCAACCTTGAACACGGCGATGTGGTGCCTGCGCACCTGGTGCTGCCGAGAAAGGATTTTTGTGCATGAGGTACGTATCGATTGATCTGGAGACCACCGGCCTTGACCCCGCCACCTGCGATGTGATCGAGTTCGCAGCCGTGATTGACGACCTTGACAACCAGGCCCCGCTGGATAACCTGCCCGTGTTTCACGCCTATATCCACCACGGGCTGTTTCAGGGGCAGGCGTACGCCTTGTCAATGCACACAAGGATCTTTCGTGTTCTGGCTACGGGGAAGGGCGCGGAGGGCGCGCTCTGTGTTGAACCCGGCGAGTTGGGGAAGTTGTTTGCCAAGTTTCTCTGGCACCACCAGTATCACGACAAGATTACTGCGGCGGGTAAGAACTTTGCGGGCTTTGACCTGCAGTTTTTGCGCCGCCTGCCGAATTTCGACGACGACGTGCAGTTTCACCACCGCGTGATCGACCCGGGGCTGCTCTGGTGGCGCTGCGGAGAGGATCGGCAGCTACCCGACATGGCGACCTGTCTAAAACGGGCTGGGTACGACAAACAGGTCTCGCACACGGCTGTGGAGGATGCGATGGACGTGATCCGGCTGATCCGCAAGGCCGCCGAACTGAGAGTCGAGGGAGGTTTCCATGTGCGCGGTTAGTGGCCGGCCTCGTGAGCAACTGCGCGTCCACATCCGCTGGATGATCCGACGCGACATATCCGAAGTCCTTGCCATCGAGAACGAAAGCTTCGAGTTTTCCTGGCTGGACGAGGATTTCATTCGCTGCTTGCGGCAGCGTAACTGCATCGGCATGGTCGCCGAACACGAAGACGGGGTGGTGGGGTTCATGATCTATGAACTGCACAAAACCCGAATCCACGTACTCAATTTCGCCGTCGCCCGCGATTATCGACGGCAGAGTGTGGGCAGCCAGATGCTGGCCAAGCTGATTGGCAAGCTGTCGTCTCAGCGCCGCAGCCGGTTGGTGCTCGAAGTGCGTGAAACCAACCTACCCGCCCAGTTGTTTTTCCGCGAAAACGGTTTCCTCGCCGTCTCCGTTCTTCGCGAATACTACGAAGATACGCCCGAGGACGCCTACCTGATGGTTCTTGGGGCCGAGTGTCGCGGCACGGTCCGCGACGAAGATTCTCGACTGGATGGTAAGTATGAGCAAGACAAAAAGTCAACCTGCGTGGAAAGTTCGGCTCGCCGAGATCAGGGCGCTTGAAGACGGCTGGGACGGCTACGGCTCTCCGGCCCCTACTCGGACCGCTTTACGTACCGCCGCCCGAATTCTAGAGCGGAGCGCCGAGGAGGCTGGTCTGCGGGCGGATGAGTTTGGCTGTTCCGGAGAGATCGACCCTACGCCCGACGGCGGGATTTCCTTGCATGTGCGCACCTCCACCTTTGAAGTGGAGGTCGAGATCTTCCGCGACGGGGAGGTCTCTTTCTGGGTCGAGCCCCAGCGGCGGGGCAAGAACTCCCAGCCGTTTGTGCTCCACCTCCCGCCCCTGAGAGTCTGCAGGTAACCTGTGCGTCTGCTTGCCTACAACGTCTGGACCTGGATTGCGGGCAGTTACCAGCGTGGGCTGCTTGATCCGGTGACTTCCTACAAGGTCCCCGGCCGCTGGTTTTCCCCCGCTTGGCGCAAAGGGCACTGGGATGGCGTACACCGCTACGTCAAACGACACCGCAAGACGGGGCAGTATTACTTTCCTACCGGCTTTCTCTCTCGCGTGACCAACTTTCTCACCCAGCAGGGGGTTGCCTACCAGTTGGAGGACTGGCAGACGTTCGAGCCAGTCGAGGGCGCCTGCTACCAGCTGGCCGGCAACAACGGCGCGCAGATCTGCCTGGACGATGGTAAGTATGATTACCAGGCCGAGATCGTCGACGCTTGCCTAGCACACGGCCGGGGGATCGTCCATGCGGCCACCGGCGCGGGCAAGACCGAGATCGCCGCTGCGGTGATTAAGTCGATCGACCGGCCCACAGTGTTTTTTACTGACTCTCGCCACCTGATGTACCAGACCCGCGACCGGCTGGAGACCCGCCTGCAGCGTCCGGTGGTCCTGCTAGGCGATGGGCACCGCGCCGCTGCCGACGACGAGGTGGTGGTGGCTATGATCCAAACCTGCGCGAGGAGGAAATTCGACGAGTTTCTCCGGTCTCGCCAGCTGGTCTTTGGCGACGAGATCCACCGCATGGAGGCCGACCAGTGGTACGACAATTTTACCGCCTGTCCGGCACCGTTTCGCTTTGGGCTCTCGGCCACTCCCAACTTGGAGTTGGAGGGGATGAACCTGTTGGCGATGACCGGGGACGTGATCTACCGCCTCTCCCAGCAGGAGTTGATTGACCGGGGCGTGAGCGTGCCCCCGCGGCTCTGGTTTGCCACTCTGGACAGTCCTACGTTGCCCAAGAAGACTCCCTGGCAGACGGTCTACAAGGAACTGATTGTGGACAATGAGGCTCGCAACCAGCTGTTCTGCGATTTCTGCACGCAGTTGGTGGCTGACAAGAAGTCTGCTCTGATGCTAGTCACTCGTAAGCGGCACGGCCGGATACTTAAATCCCTGTTGGAGGGGCAAGGAGTTGCCACAAAATTCATCTTTGGTGACGTCCCCCAAGCTGAACGCGAGCAGACATTCGAGGCGCTGTTCGCCGGGCGCCTGCAGGTTGTGGTCTCGATCGCCTCGATCGTGGGTGCGGGGACCGACTTGCCGCCGCTTAGGGCCATCGTCAACGCCACCGGCGGACGCGGCGGGGGTGATGCCACGCAGATCGAGAACACCGGACGGGACACTGTCCAGTTTATCGGCCGTGGCTGCCGCAGCTACCCCGGCAAGACGCATTTTGACTACTGCGACGTGCTGGACAAGACCCACGAATTTCTCTCCGACGCCAGTCTGGACCGGCTGAGGACGCTGCGGGCCGAGGGCTACGACCAATATATCGACAAATGGGAGAACTACCGGCCATGAGACGCGGCGGACAACTGCTGGAGTGCGCGCGGACCTTTTCTGATGAGGACCGCCGCACGCTGGTGCTGGCCTCCGGATACCAGCTGGTTCGCCGGGAGTTGGCCAACCAGTGGATCGTGATCTTTGGCACCGCCCGCGGCCCTCAGATCAAGCGACACCGGCTGTTCAGGACTTTCGAGACGGTACGCAAGTGGCTGGAGGCTGGCGGCTGGCGGATCAGTTGGATGGACTACCACTGGATGGGGTACCTGCGGTTTGTGTTCAAGACGCTGTCGCCGACTGTGCCCCACCCGGGGCAACTGAAGAACAAGAAACTCTTGGGTGACTATATGAGCAAGCTGCCGGAGGCGGACCCGGGGCTGGTGCAGCGGGACGCGGAACAACTGCGGGATCTCTACGCGAGGGTTTTTGATATGCGAGGTGACGATGGCTGAACCGGATCTGGATCTGGAATTGGTGCCAACCGAGGCCCTGGTAGACGAACTTTTGGACCGCTGCGATCACGGGGTGGTGATCCTGCGGCGGGACCGGGCCGACGGCCGTTCGGCGTGGCTGTGGTGGAATTGGTCGGGCGATGGGCACACCATCTCCGGGGCGCTGGGAGATGTGGCCCAGCAGATCCTTGACCAGACCCGCGCGGAGGGGGCCGAGGGAGGGCCGGGATCGAGAGACTCTGAATACGACTGTGGAGAAGACAATGGATCTTGAATTGGTTGAGACAGACAAGTTGGTTGAGGAACTTATGCGGCGATCCCACCACTTTGTGTTGGGAATGGTCTGCGTTGACGGCGGCCCTTCGGGCGACACGATCATCCGGCGACACCACGTCGGCAATTCGCACGTTTGCCTGGGACTGCTGACCGACCTCTCTGATGTTATGCTCCGCCAGTTTCGCAGTTGCGCGCGGCCCTACGAGAACTGGGGGTAGTACGTGTCCAAAGACGACCTCGCATTTGGCGCCCACTTTCAGCTGTGTTTTGCGGCCTTTATGCTTCGCGACCACAGTTTTCTGGCGGTGGTGCGTGAGCGGGTCAAACCGGAGTATTTCGAGGATGAGACCCTGCGGCGGATCGTCCGTCTGATTCTGCAGTTCTACGACGCCGAGAAGTCCGCCCCGGAGACGCTGATCTTCGAGGAACTCGACCGCCTGCGGGACCAGGGCCGTCTGGGCGAGTCGCCGCACCAGAACTGCAACACCTACTGCGACGAGTTGTTTCGCATTGAGTTGCAGAACCGCGGCTATCTGGAGAGTGTCTTTGACGACTTTTGCTGGCAGAAACGGATCGAGACTGCCCTACTGCCGCTGGCTGAGTGTGTGGAAAAGCGGGACCGCGAGGGTGCCGAGCAGCTGCTCAAATCGCTGGTTCTCACTGACCGGCGGTTGCTTAGTGGTGGGATTGACTACACGGCCGACCCTGCCCGGCGGATTGCCCGGCGGATGGAGGAGGACCAGCAGCGGCTCTGGCTGGGCATTCCGCCTATTGACGCTTGGGTGCCGGGCTTGAAAGGGGGCGAGGTGGGTCTGCTCCTCTCGCGGCTCTCCAGCGACGGCAAGACCACCTTTTTGTGCCACGTTGCCCGCGCGGCTACTTTTCAGAACAAAAACGTGTTGATCTGCACCGGAGAGGAGAGCGCCGAGAGTTACGAGGACCGGCTGGACCAGTGTTTTGCCGCCCTCCGCCGCGACCAGCTCACCGATGCGGGCAAGATCCACCGCCAAGTGGGCCGCTATTTGCGACGGGGATCGGTGCACATCTACGAGTTCGCGCCGGGCTCTACGCGGGTCAGCGATCTGCGGCAGTACGCTGAGACCTGCTACGCCACCCGCAACTGGCGCCCGGATGTGGTGCTGGTGGATTATCTGGACAAGTGCGCCCCGGAGACGCCTAGTCTGCGGACCAGTATCTCCGATTCGGAGAACGAGATCTTTCTGACTTTTGAGGCATGGATGAAGGACTGGAAGATTCCCGGCTGGACGGTGGCCCAAGCGCAGCGGGCAGCGGCCCAAGAGCAGCACGCTGAGCAGCATCGCGTGGGTGGTGCCGTCAAGAAGATCCACATCTGCCACGTGGCGTTGTCGATCTCCCGCGACGACGCCTCCGACGCTCAAGGGGTCACCAACGTGAAGATCATCAAGAACCGCGACGGCATTCGTGGGGCCGTGCTGCAGGTCCACTCCGACTGGGAGAAACTCTGTTTTTCTGTACTCGGGTACGACTAGGAGAAATTCCATGTATCAATTTGAGAGTGCAATCGTGGTCTTTGCCAACGGCGAGATCAGCATCTACATGTCGGAAAGTTTCTCGTCTCACGAGGAGATTTGGCGCGAGCACAATCTTAGGGACGGGGCGGTTTGCTGGACTGCTACCAGACGTCCGTCGAGATGATCCTGGTTCGGGGACCTGCTGGACATCGCTGGGGGATTTCCGCTTTGTTGCGGAAAAGCCCGAGTGGTGGGCGGAGTGGATGACGGAGAAGTGTAGGCGGGAGGTCTTTCGCCGGGTGACGCGGAAGTTCGACGGACGGAAGTTGGAGGTGGGCGGATATCTGGACCTCAGTTCCCTGACTTCGCTGCCCGAGGGCGTGGTGCTCAAGGCCGGGTCTGTTTGGGATGGGAAGCGTTACGTTTCGGTGGGGGAATTTTACCAGTTGGTTAGGAGCAGTCAATGAAAATCACCATTGTTAAACCCTCGGCGGAAATTATCACCCCAGTGTCTTGGGATGCCGAGATCATGCGACTGTTGGAGGACGCTGGCAGGACCTGCTACAAGAGCGAGGACAAGGCCACAGACGACTCGGCCGGGAAATTTATTCGCGGGATTATCAATCGCGGCCACGAGTCGGTGATCGAGCACGCGGTCTATACAGCACGGATCATCGGCGACCGCTCGATGTCCCACCAGCTGGTCCGTCACCGGATCGCGGCGTACTCGCAGGAGTCGCAGCGGTACTGCGACTACGGCAAGAAGGGCCTGCAGGTTGTTTGCCCGCCGAGTATTGGATATCTAGCACCCGGAACTTGGGAGCATCGTGCGGGTCTCGGGTGTATGTCGGTCTGGGATCACGAGGGGTGTGGTACGGACCTCGACAGCAACCGTTTATGCAAGTGGCTGGATAACAGACGGCGAGAGTACAAAGAGTATTTGGATCTTCGGGAAGACGGCATCCCGCCCGAGGACGCCCGCAGCGTTCTGCCCAACGCCACCAAGACCGAGGTGGTTAGCACGTTCAACCTCCGTCAGTGGCGGCACGTGTTTCGCGAACGGGCTCTGAACAAACGGGCCCAGTGGCAGATCCGCCAGATCATGTGCTCTCTGCTGCGGCAGATGGCCTCGCGATTGCCGGTGATCTTTGGCGACCAGTTGGAGGTTCTCAAACTGGAGAAGACTACATGACTAGAACTATCGGCGTTGTTACTACCAACCGGGCCGACTACGGGATTTTGCGGCCGGTGATGCTGGCGATTCGGGGCAACCCATCGCTGCAGTTGCGGATATTTACCGCTGGGCACCACCAACTTGCTGACGGCTTTGTGGCCGATGAGGTCGTGGACATGTTGCCTGGGCACGACTGCCCTACGGCGATCGCCCGCTCGATGGGCTTGCACACGCTGGGGTTTGCCGACGCCCTGGCGAGGACCCGTCCCAGCATTCTGCTGGTCTGCGGCGACCGCTACGAGATGCACTCGGCGGCAGTGGCCGCACTGCCACAAAAGATCCCCACTGCCCACATTCACGGCGGGGAGATCTCGTGGGGGGCCATCGACGACAGCCTTCGGCACTCGATCACCAAACTCGCCCACCTACACTTTGTGGCCACTCGGCAGAGTGCTCAGAGAATTGCCCAGATGGGAGAGGAGGATTGGCGGATTACCGTTTCGGGGGCGCCCTCGCTGGACAATGGTCGGGGGATGTCATTTTACACCTGCCGTGAACTGGCCGAACTGGGGGTTTTCGTGACCGAAGAGACCCTCTTGGTCACCTTTCACCCCACAACGCTGGAATACGAAAGCGTGTCATACCAAGTCGAGCACCTGCTGGCGGCCTTGGAGATGACCCAGCGGCCGGTGTTGTTCACAGGCACGAACACAGACACCTTTGGTGGCATGGTGTCCCGGCGGGTTCGCGAGTACGTCGATAGCCACCCCAACGCGGAACTTTACGAAACCCTTGGTTGGCAGGTCTATTTCAGCGTGATGAGTAACGCTGCGGCGATGGTGGGCAACTCCTCCAGCGGGATCGTAGAGGCAGCCTCGTTTGGCCTGCCGGTGATCAACGTCGGCAATCGGCAGGCGGGCCGTCAACGGGCCAGGAACGTGATCAGCGTGCCGGCTGATTCGGTCGCCATCCGCGACGCGATTTGCCGGGCCACCGGCGAGGAGTTTCGCGACTCGCTGAAGGCCCTTAAAAACCCCTATGACAAGGGTGGGGCGGCAAAGATCATCTGCGCCCGGCTGGCCGAGGTGTCTCTAGATCAGCAACTGATCGTCAAGAAGTTCCAAGACGGATAACCAAGATGTTCTGTGGTAAGAAATACTGCGTGATGTTCGGCGCAGGCGGCCACGCCGCCGTGTTGATCGAATGTTTGCGGGCCCAGGCCCCTGGCAGCGATCTGCTGCGGGCGATCCTCTGTGATGACGCTGACCGTGTCGGTGATCGGTTGCTGGGCGTGCCCATCCGAGGCACCGACAAACTCTTGCCGGGACTCGTGGCCGAGGGGGTGGACAGCTTTATCGCTGCGGCGGGCAATTCTCTGCTGCGGAGAGAACTCTTTGAGCTGGCCTGTGGCCAACAGCTCCACCCGGTCACCGTAAGACACCCTACGGCGGTGGTGTCGTCCTCGGCCGACTGCGGGCTTGGCTGCCAGTGTATGCCCTACTCAGTGGTCCACTCGCGGGCCAAGCTCGGCCAGGGCGTGGTTGTCAATACTGGGGCGATCGTTGAGCACGACTGCGTGCTGGGTGATTTTGCTACTGTGGCCACCGGTGTGAGCATGGCGGGCGGTGTGGTGGTGGGCGCCTGCGCGGCGATCGGCGCCGGGGTTAGCGTACGGCCGGGGGTCTCGATCGGCAGCGGCGCGATTATCGGCGCGGGGATGGCCGTCTACCGCGATGTTCCTGACAACACGGTGGCGGTGGGTGCCAAGGGTCGCCAGTTTCCCGCCCGAGACTTTCACAGGAGCTAGCTGCATGAACGCTGCCTGCGATGAATTCTTTGTTGCCCCCGAGCAGACCCTCTACGAGGTGCTGGAGGTGATCGACCGGGGAGCCAAAGGGATCGCCCTGGTGGTCGCAGGCGGAGCTCTGGTGGGGACGGCGACCGACGGGGACATCCGCCGGGCTGTGCTGGAGGGTATGGGGCTGGACAGCCCAGTCGGTGCGTTGCTGTTGCGCCGGGCGGGCAAGATTCCCGCACCTACGGTGACCGCCCCTGCCGACGCTCCGAAGGCCATGCTCTCGCGGATCATGCACGCTGCCCAACTAAAGCACCTGCCGTTAGTGAATGATGCTGGGGTGGTCGTGGGGGTTGTCCGTCTGGACGAACTGCTGCCGGACGAACCTCCTCCAGTGCACGCAGTGGTGATGGCCGGGGGGCGGGGCTCTAGGCTGCGTCCACTAACCGAGGACACGCCAAAACCAATGCTTCCGGTGGGCGACCGCCCGCTGATTGAGCATCTGGTCCGCAAGTTGCAGAACGCCGGTGTGCGGCGGATGACGATTAGCACCGGATACCTGGCCGAGCAGATCACCGAACATTTTGGCGACGGCCGAGACTTTGGTCTGGAGATTCAATACACCACCGAGGGTTTGCCGCTGGGTACCGCCGGCTCTTTGGGTACGCTCAACCCGCCGCCCGCTTGTACCACGCTGGTGGTAAACGGCGACATCCATACCAATCTGAGCTTCGAGGCCCTGTTTGCTTACCACCGCGAGCAGCAGGCGGATCTCACTCTGGGCGTTCGTCAGTTTGATTTTCGGGTGCCCTATGGTGTGGTGGAGATCGAGAACGGGCTGGTGACGGGGATATCGGAAAAACCCTCGCTGACGCTCTCGGTGAGCGCCGGGATCTACCTGCTGGAGCCGGTGGTCTACGAGCACATCGCGGCGGGTGAGCAGATTGATATGCCGGACCTGATTTTGCGGCTGCTGGGTAGCGGAATGACGATCTGCAGCTTTCCAATTATCGAATACTGGATGGATGTAGGGACTGTGGAGGACTACCGGAACGCGCAACGAGACGCGGAGAAAGGCGAGTAGTTATGAGAGTTTTGGTGACCGGAGGGGCTGGGTATATCGGCTCTGCGCTGGTGCCGCAGTTGCTTGCGGCTGGGCATGCTGTGAGGGTGCTGGATAACCTCACCTTCGGCGGGCAGGGGCTGCTGGGCGTTTGGCCCCACAGGGATTTCCAGTTTGTCCACGGAGACATCTGCAACCGAGAGTGCGTGGACGAGGCCGTCTCCGGCTGCGAGGCAGTGGTGCACCTGGCGGCGATCGTGGGCGATCCGGCATGCGCCAGCCGGCCAGAACTGGCCGTGGCCACGAACCTCAACGCCGTTTCGGCGTTGTTGACGGCAGCCAAGGCGCGCGGCATCTCAAGGTTTGTCTTTGCCTCCACTTGCAGCAATTACGGCAAGATGGAGAACTCCGATGGCTATGTTGACGAGAATTCGCCGCTGCACCCGGTGTCGCTGTACGCCAAGACCAAGGTGCTGTCTGAAAAGATCCTCCTACACACCCGCTCCGACAACATCTGCTGCACCAGTCTTAGGCTGGCTACCGTTTACGGCACCTCGCCGAGGATGCGATGGGACCTGACGGTCAATCAGTTCGTCCGTGAGATGGTTTGCACCGGCAAGCTGGATGTCTTTGGTCAGCAGTTCTGGCGGCCCTACGTGCATGTGGTGGATGTGGGCCGGGCAATCGTCAAGGTATTGCAATCGCCTCCGGTGACGGTCTTGCGTCAGGTATTTGGCGTGGGGGCCACCGAGGAGAATTTCCGCAAGCGGGGGATCGTCGAGATGATCCGCCCGCTGACCCCCGGCGTCCGCGTCGACTTTATCCACCGCGACGAGGACCCCCGCGACTACCGGGTCTCTTTCCGTAAGATCAACGAGAAGCTCGGCTACACCACTGTTCACACCGTTGCTGGGGGCATCCGCGAACTGCACGAACTAACCGACAAGGGGGTTGTTTGATGGTCTCACAGGAAAGTATCCCCCTCTGCGTCCCGGAGATTTTTGGCAAGGAGTGGGAGTACGTCAAGGACTGTCTGGATAGCGGCTGGATGGACCTGCTGAGGTGGCTGTGGGCGATGTCTCTCCGCTGCTTGTGGCGGGCGCTCTCCGTGGAGCACTACCCGGTGGAGGAGTTCTACCGCCGGGCGACGATCTCTCACGACTCCGTCCGCGAGGTGCTCCTTCAAAGCCAGCAGAACATCGAACTGATCTACTCGGGCGAGGCAAAACACGCGGTACTGGGCCCGGAGAACTTTGCCCACCTCAAAGACGAACCACTCCGCGCCGGGCCTCACTCTTTTAACACCAGCATATTCCTGGCTAAAGGCTGCGAGCGACAGGTTTGTGGTCTTTCAGTCCACGTCATTCTCTGGTTCTCCGGCATTTTCTTGCTACCGGATCTGGAGACTGTGCCGACGAGATTGCAACCGGAGGGACTCTTTGTATGAAATCTCAGATGAGCGACGAAACTGGCGCCCGCTGCTTGCTGGCTTTAGGCATACTGGCTGGCTGTGTGGCGTATGGCGTGTTTACCATTCTCGGAGAGTCTGGCGGGGCAATTCTGCTGGCCGCGATGGGGCTATCGCTGGCTGTTGTAGGGTTGTCGTTTTGGCAGATTTCTCTCAATCGGCGAAAGGCAGCAGAGGAGGAGACACACGATGACTGACTGGAAAGAGGTCGACAACTGGGCCGACGATGACTGCCGGTTTCCCTGAAAACCGATTGTTCTGGCCGTCGTCGGGTTTCCCCAGGACGATCAGATCACTTACGACGAACTGGCTGCGTTTTGCCGTTTGCACCGCAAGGAGTTAAAGGAGGGCTACCGCGATTTTGTTGCCTGGAAACGCGGCGAACGGGACTCCCCACACTGACAGGGGTACGTAATGACTCAACAAGAAACAACACTGCCGACCTACGGCAAAGAACTCATCCTCGACCTGCACGGCTGTGATCCCAAGACCTTTACCTACCGTAGCATCAAGCGGTTTATGCGGGAACTCTGCGAGCGGATTGATATGGTTCGTGGTCCGCTCTACTGGCGGGACGACTTTCTGGCTCTGCCGTGGCAGTGGGAGACCGAGCCGCACCTGAAAGGCACCGCTGCCGTGCAGTTTACCCACACCTCGAACATCACCATCCACACCCTAGAATTTCAAGAGGCGGTGCGTCTGAACGTATTTATCTGCAAAGATTTCGATCCGCAGGCGGTCCGCCAGTTCGTGGTTTCGTGGTTTGGGGGAGAGATCGTCAATGACGTGTGTATCGACAGATACTAATTTCAACGTGGTGATGATCGTGCCTGCCGGCATCGGCGCCGAGATCGGCGGGCATGCCAACGCGGCTGCGAGGCTCTTGGGCTGGACCTACGATCGGCTGATCTTCCACCCCAATGTGGTCAACGCGTGTGATAGCAACGAGATGCCCGAAAACAGCCTCTACGTGGAGGGGTCGATCTTAGGCCGGTGAGGTCCAACAAGATACTGGTGGTGGTCAACCCGCCGCGGTGACGTCCAATGCCCACTGATTTCAAACAGGCGATCAAAGAATTTCCCATTCGTCGCTGGCTGGTAGAGTCGGGGCTGAAGACCGGCGATCTCTCCCGCGAGAAGGTTCGCGCAGACTGTCCCCATTGCGGTGGTCGTGACACCTTGGAGATTAACCAACAGTTCCGCAACTGCCGCTGCTACCGCTGCGACCACGGCGATCACGGGGGACAGACGTGGTCGGGGCGCGGGGGGCTGCTGGACCTGATCTCTCTAGTTGAAGGGATCTCCCATCGGGAGGCCATCGAGCGGGTGCTGGAGTTGGCCGACTACCCCGATGGGATCTCGTCGGAGAGGTTGCCCAAACAGAAACAGATTTCTATCCCGCAGGAGGCGATCCCACTTGACGAGGCGTACGACGAGCATCCCTCTCGCGAGGTTCTCCGCCGACGCGGGCTGGAGCATATGCAGGGGCGGATCTACCTTTGCGTGGAGGGCAAGTACGCCGACCGCTGGATATTGCCGGTCCGCGATCTCGACGACCAGCTGGTCGGTTTTGAGGCTAAGAGTTTTCTAAAACATCCCACCAAGTCACTGTCGATGTTTCCCACTGGTGTGACGATCTACTGCACACCTGCCTGGGACCTCTCTCAGGACTTTGTGGTGATCACCGAATCGATCTTTGACGCCGAAACTTTGCGGACCAACGCGGCGGGAATCTTTGGCAGCGTGCTCCACCCCGGCCAGCTCGTCCAGCTGCTGGAACTCAGAAAGCGGCGGGGCGTCAGGCGGCTGGTTTGGATGCTCGACCCCGACGCTGCCGCCAAGCAGCGGCGGGCCGCACTGCAGATGACCGGCACGATGTTCACCAACTACGTCGCTGAGATCCCCTCCGGGGACGACCCAAACTCGCTAGGTTACCAGAAGTGTTGGGATCTGGTCGCTCACGCGGTTCCGGTGGGGGGAATTTCGGATTTTTTGCGAATTGGGCAGTAATTGCGCTTGCAATCCATTTCACAATACATTATGCTAGGACTTGCACGGTGAGTTTACTAATGGATTAACCACCTCAGGACCGACGGGAACCCGCTTAGCAGATGGAACTCCTCGTCGACGGCAATCATCTCGCTGCCCGCTGCCGGTACTCCAAGGTTGCCGATCTGTGCACCTCCGACGGCCGTCCCTCGGGCGTCGTCTATGGCTTCTTAAAGGGGCTTGCCTTTACGGCCGGCGAATTGCGCGCGAGCGCTTCGCAGACCACCGTGGTTTGGGACGGCGGCAAGGCTCGCCGGCGTCTGGAACTCTTCCCCGAGTACAAGTCGGGCCGGGTGCCTGAGAATCCCAGCGACCAGCAGCGGGCCGAGCAGCTGGCCTACGTCAACCAGATCCGCGCGCTGCGTTGGGGCTTGGCCACGCTGGGCTGTCGCAGCATCCGCATTCGCGGCACTGAGGCCGACGACTGGATCTCGGTGTTGGCCCACAGCACGCCTCGGCCGGTGGTGATCTTTTCCGGCGACAAGGACTTTCATCAGCTGGTCTCGCCGCGGATCTCCATTTACGACTCCCGCCGCGGCTGGCTCTCACACACCGACGTGCTATCGCAGTGGGAGGTGGACTCGGCCGATAAGATTCTTCGCCTGCGAGCGATCGTCGGCGATTCCGCCGACGCCATCGCTGGCGTGCGCAGTGTGGGGATCAAGCGGGCGCGGCTGGTGGTCAACGGACCTGCCAATCTCAGCGACCAGAAGGCGATCAAGCAGGCCGACCACTGGGGCGAGGTGGTTTCCAAGCAGCACGATCTGGTGCTGAGAAACCTCGAACTGATGCGTCTGCCCCGCGATCTCGGCCAGACGCCCTACGACGGCGCGGAGTGTTATGAGTTTGTCCAGCAGAGCCGCCACTCCCGGCGCCGGGACCTGAGGGCGTTTGTGGCCTTCTGCCGCGAGTGGGAACTGCAGAGCTTGTTGGAGGAGATGAGGTTCTGATGGCTGTCCCCAAGTTGAGTTTTCCAACTGATCCGCCGCCTCCGCCTTTTCCACTGCCCTCCAAACGCGCCGGTCGCCCGCCGCTGGACGGCCAAAAGCAGCAGCGGCTCTCGGTGGGGCTGACCCCCAAGATGCTTGATCTGCTGGACCGCTTGATCACCGAGCATTCTGGTGACTTTCCCTCCCGCGCGGCGGTAATCCGCAGTGGGGTGACGATGATTTTGGAGACGTACGGCTATCTCGATTAGCCCAGAAACGAGGCGAGGAGCATTGCTTATGGCCACGACAGTAGAGACTGAGTGGAGTGAGGAGCAGGCGAGGCAGGAAATTGCTGAAGGAAAGTACGACGACTACATTTGGCGTTGTGTAAAACGTGTCTTGCCGAGACTGCCCAAATATGGGCTCTCGCTGCAGGACCAGCAGGAGGACCTCTTTGCCGACTTACGCTTGTGTGCTCTTGAGGCGGCAAAGCGGTTCGACGCCGGGAAGGGTGTGGGTTTCTTCACTTTTCTCTACCGACATCTGGAAATCTGCTCGCTCAGAGAGGTGAAGTTCCGGTGGTCGAGCAGGCGGTGTCCCGCGCCGCAGAAAGTGACGCACTTCAGTCGTCTGTGTCGGTCGGATGGTGGTCGGCCCAAATCTGCCGGCAGGTCTCTGGAGGATGCTCTCGGGGAGCAGCACCTCCTGGTGCGGAAGACGACGGCACCCGACCGCTGCTGGGCTGACGAAATTCTCTGCCGGCTTTCTCCGCAAGCTCGGCGGACGTTGGAGAATTTCGTCCGCTTGCCGCGGCGCAGCCTTCTGCTTTATCAAGTGCGACGGATGATTCGGACGCAATACTACCGACGGGTTGCCAAGACGATTACTTCCGAACAACTCCGCGATTTCTGCCGTGAGGTGGGGGCCTTGGTCGATGGCTAACCGTTTTTGCCGCAACTGCCGACATTTTCGGGACTTTGACGAGCCTGCCGGAATCTGCCGCCGCTTTCCCCGCGAGGAGGAAAAGTTCCGCGAGGACACTTGTGGAGAGCACGCCTTCGTGCGCCCCTCGGAAGACCTGCTGGCATTGCCGGTGGACCGACTGCAGATTTCATCTCGCAGCCGCAAGATTTGCAAGAACTCCGGGCTGCGGCTAATCCGCGATGTGGTTCTGGCCGGACCTACGAGGGTTACCTACTACGGTGCCCCAGACATGGCCACCGTGAGCGAGGTCAAAGATGCCCTGGACCGTTTGGGGATCGAGTGGTGAGCATGCAGGTTTTGCAACAGGATTTTCTGACGGCTATCTCCCGCGTCCGCCGTGTGGTGGACAAGAACCATCCGGTGGCGATGTTGCGGAATCTCTGCCAGCGCGACGGGCTGCTGTTGGGCTACAACCAGCTATTGGGCGTGGCCACTAGCTGCGGGATCGACTGCGATTTCTGCGTGCCTGCTGGGCCGCTTTACCGGGTGGTCTCACAGATGGGCGGGCCGATCGAGATCGCTGTGGAGGGCAACCTGCTGCGGCTGAAAAGCGGCGGCAACACCACCCGCCTGAACACCACCGACCCGGCGGCCTTTCCCCGTTTTCTGCCTGAGAACACCTGGCTGCTGTGCGAGTCACCCGATCTGGTCCCAGCGATGAAGACCGCCGCGCAGCTGACCGCCGAGGCCCCCGGACAACCGGTCCTACACGGGGTGGGGGTCTGCGGCGAGTGGGTCTACGCGACCGACGGCAATCGCTTTGTTCGCGTCCGCCTGCAGCGCCCGGCCGACGGCGAGGTGGCAGTCCCCCGCCAAGCGGTTTCGCAACTGGTGGCGCTGGGTAGCCCCAGCAAGGTGCTTACCAACGGCGCGGTGCTGGTGGCGATGTATCCCCAGACGGGCACGGCGGTGGTCTGCGCGTTGCAGGCGGCAGAGTTTCCCTCTGCCGCCCTGGCCGGACTGTTCGAGGCCCGCCGCGACCTGCAGTGGAACTGCAGGTGGCCGGATGAACTGGCGGTGGTCGTGCAGCGTGTGCACAGTGTGACGCCGTCCGCTGCGCAACAGCGGGCGGTGCGGCTGTCGCAACGGGCTGGGCAACTCACTGTCTCTTGTGTCAAGAAGGAGATCGGCCAGTCCGAAGAGACGCTGCCGTGGGATTTTGCCGGAGAGTTCGACATTCAGGTGGACGCCGGGTGGCTGGTTGCCGCGCTGAAGCAGACTCCCGCCGGAAATCTCGCCGACGTGATGACCGAGAATCCTCGCTCGCTCTGGTTTGGTGAAGACGGGTTTGCACACATATTGGCGCTGAGGGTTTGATGGCACGACGACGAAAAAAGGACGACCGTAGGGGACACTACGCTGAGATTCTCGCCCGGCTGTCGGTACAGCACCAGCGCGAGGAACACCAACGAGAACTGGACATCATGCGGATGCGCGGTCTGGTTTTCGGCAGCGCCTGCTCGGGGATCTCGGCGGCGAGTGCGGCCTGGGGACCGCTGGGGTGGCGGGCGGCGTGGTACTCGGAGATCGAGAGGTTTCCCAGCGAGGTTCTGGGGTACCATTATCCGCAAGTGCCCAATCTGGGCGACATAACGAGGATCACTGGAGATATGCTAGATGCCAGAGGAAGAATCGACCTGCTTGTTGGGGGGGACCCCCTGCCAATCGTTCTCAGTCGCCGGACTCAGAAAAGGCTTGGATGATCCGCGTGGTAACTTGGCCCTCAGATTCTGTCAGCTTGCTGGCTACACACGCCCCCGATGGTTGGTCTGGGAGAACGTCCCCGGTGTGTTGTCCTCCGGCAAGCCGAAAGGACGGGATTTTGGCACCTTGCTCGGGGCACTGGCAGAACTCGGGTATGGGTTCGCCTACCGGGTTCTTGATGCTCAACACTTTGGAGTTCCACAGCGACGCCGTCGTGTCTTTCTTGTCGGATATTTTGGAGACTGGAGATCTGCCGCAGCGGTACTTTTTGAGCCCCAGAGCCTGTCGGGGGATTCTCCGCCGAGCCGAGAAACGGGGCTGGGAGATCCCCGAGCGGCTGCGGCGTGCCTTAACAGCGGTGGCAACGAAGGGGGATTCAGGACCGAACCCGGCGAGCACTTAGTGGCTACAACGGTTCTCAGTCGCGATGCAAAGGGTAGCCCCGACAGCGACTGCACACAGACACTGGTGGTGTGCGACAATACCACCAACACTGTTGCTGCCAGTGCTGGACACCACGGCCATTCGAGTCCACGAGGCGACGGTAGCGACAATCTAGTGATTTGTCCGGCTACAGCCGCGACACTCACTCGCGGTGCAGAGTCTGCCGGGAGGGGTGGCTACGCAGGACGGCGGTGCGAAGACGACACCAATTTGGTGGCCTACCCTAAGGCGACACAGTTCTTGGAACTTTGGCAGATGACGTGTGACTGCGGCCATTCGTTTGTGGGCACACTAAACTTTCCCTGTTCCGCCTGTCACAAGATTCGCGGCGGGTATACCCACGGAGACCCAGTTACCGCAGTGGCCTACGGTCACAACAACACCTCCGGGCCTATCGACACTGCCGGTGCCCTGAGTGCCAAGGGCGGCAGCGGCCGGATAGACTTCGAGACCGAGACCTTTCTGGTACAGCACACCGCGCCGGTGTCCGCGCCGGTGTCCGCCAGCTACGGGCGACTCTGGGGCCAGAAGGAATCACAGAGCGGCGTGCGAGAGTTGGACGTTCACGCCACCATCGACGCCAACAAGGGTAGTCGCCGCCAGGAGGGTATTGTCGCTGGCGCAGAGGTAAGACGTTTGTCGGTGTGCGAATGCGAGAGGTTGATGGGTTTTCCCGACGGTTACACCCTGATCCCCTGGCGAAACAAACCCCGCGAGAAGTGCCCAGACGGTCCGCGATACAAGGCGTTGGGTAACAGCATTGCTGTGCCTGTGCTGCAATGGATCGGACGGCGAATTACGCTGGTTGAGGAGATTCTACGAGAACTACCGCCCAAAAGGAGAACGCCCGGATAATGTACTACTACTTTGTCTTTTACTCACCGGTGATGGCCGTCTTGCTGGTCGGCTGCGCGGTGTTGGTGTGTTACCACCATACCCGTCCGAAATGCCCTCGCTGCGGATCTCGCCGCTCGCGCAGCAAGAGAGTGACCCACGACAACTACCCCCACGGCGGCGAGGAACTTAGACAGTGCCGCTACTGCATGCTGCTCTGGCGGGAACCCCACTAACATGGAGAACGAAATGAACGAGAACAACGAAACGGCCGACGGTCTGCCCAACGTAGACGTGGTAGACCACCCCGAAATGTACCAGAGTTCCTTTGACTCGTAGGCTCAGGAGAATGCCAACTCGGACCAGCCTCGAAAGGTGGCCGATAGGCGGGAGCATCTGCTACAGGGAGAAGCACCGCCTCTGGTTGAACTGCTGATATCTTCAGAGGGAGCCGGGCATGAGGACTACGCAATTCTGCTCAGTCACCTCTACCAGAAAGTTTTGCACGAGGACCCGCTCTGGCACTACTGGTTAACCGGTCCGGTCAAACTCCGCGTGTGCTCGCAGTATGTCGAGGCGGTGACTTGTCACGTTCACGACGGGATCTACAACCTTAGGAATGGATGCTTTGTTCAGCAGAACGGCACCTACATACCTGCGGTTAACGAACGTAAGAACATCGGTTGTCTGGGAGACGACTGCTTGCTGTTGTTCCACATTGCCTCCGTGTTCTCGGTCAAGTACCCAAAATCCCTACTTTGGGACGTGGTAGCAGAGAGATTTATCCACGCCATTTCCAACCACACTGATTGCGCCCACTACGAGGAAGCCAACAAGCTGTCGCGGATGGCGATAGGTCGTGCCTATCTTGCGGGGGAACTCTCTGCGGGGTAACAAAAAATGCCTCAACTATCCCTGCTACACGTCGTCGACGGAAAGGTCCGCACCGATCTGCGGTGCGCCGCCTGCGATCTCTGCTCCTCACCGGAACTAAAGACCAACCGTATGGGTGGCACCGGCAACAGCACGCCGACATACATGATCGTGGGAAAGCACCCAGGAGTGGAGGACGACCGCCGGGGGTACCCGATGGCCGGAGGCAACGGCCGACTGTTGCGGGAATTGCTGCAGACGGCCGGGGTCGACGTTCGCAGCTGCTATGTAACCAACGTGATCAAGTGTTGCCCACACGGCAAGAATGTCCTCAAGCGACACGTGCAGCAGTGTCAGGACTATCTGGTCGAGGAGATTCGCCATCGTCGCCCCAAGGTAATCCTTGCCGCCGGGGCTGAGGCCCTGACTTGGTTGACTGGGCAGACAGGGCTGAAAAAGCTCCGCCGCCGGGGGTTGCCCTGCGCTCTGGATGTGGGCTACTCGGTGCTAGTGTTTCCCATCCGTCAGCCTGCGATGCTCTTTCACACTGAGGACCGGGCCGGGCACCAGACACTCTACCAGTCGATGGTCGAGGACCTCCGCTGGATACGCGGGCAGGTCGAGGCGGGCACCATCCAGCGAGGCGGCGACATCCCCACCAACTACCAAGTGGCCCGCACCGAGGCTGACTGCGACCGCTTCTTTGCTGAGTTTGCCCAGCACGACTACCTGGCTTGCGACTTGGAGACCGGCGATACCAATTTTCGGCCTCGCCTGTTTCCCTACGACGACTGTCGGGTGATCGCCGTCGGGTTTAGTTTTGGCCCCGGCATCGGCCGGGCGATCCCCCTCTTTGCTCGCGGGCTCAACACTCTGCACTACTGGCCCGACAGGTTTGTGGAAGACAATCTCGTCCCCCGCATTGCCGAACTCTTGAGAACCAAGGAGGTCTTTGGTCACAACTTTGTGGCTTTCGACCAAAAGTGGGTTCGCCACCAGTTCGACGTAGACTACTGCCGGATCACGTTTGATACGATGTTGGCTCACTACCTCTTGGACGAGGAGAAGGGAACCCACGATCTGGAGCAGCTGGCGCTGTTGTTCACCACGATGGCCCCTTGGAAGTCAACCTTCTGCATTCCCGACACCAATCGTCTGTGCGAGTACCTCTGTCGCGACGTGGACGCCACTTGGCGATTGCGTGAGGTGTTTGAGGGGCAGTTGAACGAACTGCAGTGGTGGCGCTTGCGGGAACTGCTACTGCCGGCGGGCAACGTGCTGATGGACATGGAGTATCGGGGCGTGCCCATCCACCGCGAGAACCTCAAGCGGCTCGAAACGTACTTGACCGAGAGGATAGAGAAGATCCGCAGGCAGTTGGGGACCTTTGACGCCGTAAAGGCATGGTCGTTGGCTCAGGGCAAGGAGTTCAACCCGCTGAGCGATCCGCAGGTCCGCAATCTGATGGAGCATGTGCTCAAGCTACCGAGGCTGAAAACCACTGCTGGCGGGGAGTATTCGGTGGACGCAGAGGTGATGGATACTTACAGCGACGAGCCCTGCGTCTCGGAGATTGTCACTCTCCGCGCCCTGCAAAAGCTTGCTAGCAAAGAGGTGCGTGGTTTGATCGCCGCCTCTGAGGCCGACGGTCGGGCACACACCTCCTATAAGCTCCACGGCACGGTCACCGGCCGCCCTACCAGCGAGAGCCTCAACCTCAACAACATCACCTCGCCGGAGAAGGCGGGCAAGGTGTTGGAGGACGGCGCCCAGATTAAGGGGCTGTTTACGGCCGAGGATGGACACGTACTGCTGGAGGCCGACTACTCGCAGATCGAACTGCGGGTGCTGGCCTGTCTCTCTGGCGATAAGGAGATGCTGCGGATCTTTCGCGTTGGCGAGGACATGCACGCCGCCACTGCTGCCGCTGCCTGTGGTGTACCTCTTGCCGAGGTCACACCCGTTCAGCGTCGCAATGCCAAGGCGATCAATTTTGGCGTGATCTATGGGATGGGCGAGAACACGCTCATCAAGCGGTTCATCGCTGCCGGCAACACCGAGGAGGAGGCTCTGGGGTTTTACGCCAACCACCGGAAGACTTTTCCCGATATGTGGGCGTGGATAGCCGAGCAGGAGCGGATCTTGCGGACCCGGGGGTTTCAGGAGACCCATTTCGGCATGCGACGACGGTACGCCGAGATCACCGCCGAGGCCATCCGCCAGGGCTACAACTTTCCCATTCAGAGCACTGCCAGCGATTTCACTCTGCTCTCGCTGCCTAGAGTGGTCTACGTGTTTAAGAGACTGCAGATCTCTGCCCGCCCCGTGCTGACCGTCTACGACTCGATCATCTCCTCGATGCCTAAGGACCGCTTTTGGGATGCAGCCGAGGCGGTCAAGGTGGTGATGGAGGGGCTGGCGTTTGACTGGCTGACGGTTCCCCTTGTGGTGGACCTCAAGGCGGGGCTTACTTGGGGGGCGCTGAAAGATGTTGATCTAAAGACTCGGAGCATTGGCTGAGTGCTGTGGGGACTTATGGGCGCCATTAAGTAAAGAATTTTGCAGATGGTTTCTGAGATCATTGTATAATATCATCATGGCCCAAGGACAAACCCGCCCGCCGACCAGCTGGCAACTGCTCAAAGAGGCGATTGCGCTCTACCGGCAGCGTCGGCAGCACGCCGCCCGCGCTCTCTGGGGGGAACTCCCCCAGCCCTTCCGCAATGCCGTACTGCGCTACGTGCTGGAGATCAGTCAGAGCCCTGAGGCGGCCGGGACCTGTCCGCAGGTAGTGATGGGGTCGCCCTACGGGGAATTTTCCTTAGGGCCGGAGGTCCTCGCTGAATTACTGGAAGTGGTTCCCCACCTAGTGTCACGATGAGCAGTCACCTCAGACTCGATCTCGATGCTCTCTACGCCGAGGGCTACTACTATACCGAGTTCGATCAGGGGGGTGAGGGACACGCCATCGTGATCCGCGTCGAGGACAAGGAGGCGTTTTTGCAGGCGTTCGCCGACCGGTGGGCGGAGATGGCCGAGGACCTGTTGACGCTCTACGACGCCGAGGGCGAGGAGGCTGACGAGGACGAGGAGCTGGCATACGAGGAGGACTTGGATGAGGAGGACGATCTGGATGATTTTGCTGGGGAGGAGGAACTTTGGGATGAGGCCGAGAACGAGTTTGACCAGTGAGGCGGCAGAAGACGATCGCTCAACTTTACGAGCAATATTTAGATAACCCGCAGGAGATGGAGGCCGAGTCTCGGGACGATGTCGTCCATCATGACGACGACGTGCTGGAGGATCTCAGGCACCACGCCCACAACTACTGGCAGTGGGCGCAGCTGGCCGGCTACGCTGAGGGGGTCTACAAGGAGTTCGTCCGCACCGCCGACAACGTAGAGGCTGACTGCCGCCGTAAGGCCCGTCACGATCTCTTGGCTGCAGGCGCCAAGTGTACCGACAAGACGCTGGACGAGGCCGCCCAGCTGATGGCCGTCTGCCAGCTGGCCCGCCGTGAGCAGGACCGCCGCTACACCTTCTGGAAACGCCTCTTGGCGATTGCCCGGGCGGTAGACAATCGCCTAAGCGCCCTGCAGTCGATCAACTCTCGCCAGTGCCGTGAACTGGCACTCTCAGATTTTCAGGGCGACCAGGCCCTGCAGCAGCGCCACGACTCGGACGCCGTGCGCGCAGGATATCACAACCGACACCAAACCTAGTTAGCGTGAGGAGAAGACGATGGGAAAGTATGACCAGAAGATCAACCAGCTGAAGAACTCCGGCAAAAAGGTGCAGTGGTGGAAACCCAAGGAGGGTCTGAACCGCGTGCGGATCATCTCCCCCTTTAACGCCACCACACCCGGCGCGCCGGTGCCCTACGACCGCGATAACCCTGAGACCTGGTTCTTTCGCGAGTACAAGACGGTCTGGAAGGAACACTGGAAGATCATCCCCCGCAGCCAGTTCGGCCACGACGATTGTCCTTGGGAAAAGAAGTACGCCGAGTTGACTGCGGCGGCCACCGGCGGCAACGAGGTGGCCCGCAAACAGATGAACAAACTCTCGCCCAAAAACAACGCAGGGATGTGGTTGATCGACCGCGACGCTGAGGAACTCGGGCCGCAGTATTGGGAGACCACCACCAACAACCTGGAGATGGTGTTGTCGGTTTGCCAGGACGCCGAGGTGGGCGACGTGGAACTAGTCCGCCCCGACGCCGACGGCCGCGGCGCGAGGGACTTGAAAATCATCTTTACGCCGGGTAGCAAGACCAAGAATAAGGTCGCCAAGTACAAGATCGGACCCTCGCTGGAGCAGACCCTGCTGGGAACCGAGGAGCAGATCCAGCAGTGGTGTGGCGAGGACCTCTGGCAGCGGCTGACAATGCCATCTGAGGCCGACTATATTCAGGCCGTGCTGGACGGGACGGTGGAGCAGTGGATCGAGGACCGCCGCGAGGGCGAGGGTTTCGAGCCTGATCACGATGACGACTCCTTCCGTGGCAGCGCGCCCGCAGCGCCGAGCAGTTCTGCCACCGTGGTCTACCCCGAGGGCGTCCAGGAGAACACCTCCTTCTGGTACAACGGGCCCAAAGGCGTGGTAAGCTGCGACGCTGCTGTGATCGCCGCCGAGGTCTCGGAGGGCGGTGATCCCCAAATCATGAACCACGACCATTCGGGCGGCTGGACGACCGCCTCGGCTCGTGGGTTTAAGGTTCAGCAGCCGACGCCACCACCGGCTCCGGCGGCGCCCGCTGCTCCGGCCGCACCAGCTGCGCCTCCTGCGGCGCCCGCACCCTCGCAGCATCCGTTGCCTCCCTCTCAGACGGAGGGTCTGGAGCAGCAGGTCGCCGGGCTGGTCAACCAGCAGCAGTCGGCCCTGCCGAGCACGGCCGAGGATTTGGAGCGGCAGCTGAAATAGGGGTTCTTGGTCCCAGGGCCGGCAGGCTTTCTACGCCTTTTTCCTGCCGGCCCCGTTTTCTCGCGAGGCACCGATGGGACATTTTCTCGGCGTCAAGTCTACGGGCAAAGTCTCCGAGTTTCGGTTTTTTGCTGAACCGAATTATTGCGGCAGGGGAGGCGTACGGCTGGCTCTCGTTCGTTTGCCGCTCTCGCTCGCCAAGTCTCCGGACCGTAGGGTGTTCGCCCTGGCCGACGTGGTCTGGGAGGAGATCGAGGAGGGCGCGATGCCCCCGCCCTCGCTGGTCTTGGAGAACTCCGAGGTCCAGGAACTCATGGATCGGCTATGGCAGGCTGGCATCCGCCCCACTGAGGGCGAGGGCTCGGCCGGACAGATGACCGCCGTGCAGGCGCACTTGGCCGACATGCGGAAACTGGTTCAGCAGTATGCGGAAGTGAAACTCGATCAATAGGAGAAACCATGCGTTACTGCGTAGACAAATTCGCCGAGGCGTGCGTGATCCATTTCGATGTCAACCTGCTGGGTTGCCTGCAGGAGGGCGCGCAGGGGTTTGGAGAAAATGACAAGGGTTTTGCTACTGACACTGCCAGAGCCATTCTGGAGATTCCAGGCGTAACGTCCGTCTTGCCGGGTCGCCACCGTTGTCGGGTTGGTATCGGTCGCCTGTTAAACTCCCAGTACATTGTCTCGCGGATTGTGCGGCTAGTGGCTAAGGCGCTGGGTCGATTCCGAGAAGATCATTCACGAGGTCGAGAAAGACTGGGAATAAATGCCCAAGAAGAAACCGATGCAGGACCTACTTACTGCGAATGAACTGGCTGCAAAATTGCACGTTTGCAGGGATACTCTGCATCGCGCGGTTGCGGCGGGGAGAATTCCAAGAATTCGTATTTCTGACAGAACATATCGATACTCTTGGGAGTAGGTTCTCACTGCGTTGAGTTCTGCTGCGGTCCCAGATTCAGATGTTGGTGGTGGGGGAGAAGCTGCGGCTGAGAGTAGAGTCGACAAGTAGGAGAACAATCAATGCAAGAACTTAACCCCGCTGTGGCCAAAAAGATTCTTGAGCAGCAACTGAGAGTGGACGCTTGGTGGGAGTCTTTTCGAGCCCGCCTCCCGAGAGAACTCAAATTTGATTTTCCCAATCTAGACCTGCTGACATTGGTCGCCGATCTTGTCGGCGTTCCCGACACTATCGAGGACGAAGACGCGCAGTACGAGCCTAGCTGGGACGGCTGGCCGGTCTACAGCTACCTCCGAGACTGGGTCTACGAGGTGTGGGATTTCGATGTTGTCAGCGGCAAAATCTCTGTTGATGAATACCTTGGATTTCTCCTGAAAGAAGCAGAAGAGTGGCGAAGAAACGCGCAAAAAAGTCCGAGCACTTGTTCGACGGATTTTCAGGACGTGGACACTTAGGCACCGACAAGGTCTGGAACACCAACGTCTTGCCCACTGGGATCGCTGCAGTGGACCACGGACTGGGCGGCGGGTTTGGCTACGGCCGCACCATCGAACTCTACGGCAATTGGTCCAGTGGCAAGACCATGCTGCTGTACTATGCCCTGGCCAACAACCAGCGCTTCGGTGGGGATTCGATCCTGATCGAATCGGAGGGCGCTTTCGACGACGACTTTTTCGCGACTCTCGGCGGCGACCCGAGCAAACTGCTGGTGTTCGCCGACGACGAGACATCCACCGTCGAGCGGGTGTTCAAACTCATCGAGCAGATCTGTCTGAAAGTCAGCAAACTGGGCGGCAGCAGGCCGGTCTGCGTGGGTTGGGATGGTATCGCCGCTACCGGCACCGACCACTTGGAGGAGAAGGGCATGGACGTGGTAGACATGTCCCACCCCAAGATGGTCTCCCAGGGCTGCAAGCTGGTGACTAACAAGATCCACAAGGCCGGGATCTGCGTGATTGCCACCAACCAGACCCGCGAGAACTACAAGACCAAGGACTCCGAGCCCACCACTCCCGGAGGCAAGGCGTGGAAGTTTCACGCCAGCCAGCGTCTGGAACTGAAATTTGATGGCGGAACCAAAACCAGCATCATTACCGACTCTAACGATTTCGAGCTCGGCCGCTGGGTGGTGGGCTACGTGTCCAAGAACAAACTGGCCACGCCCTTTGCCCGCTTTCGCCTGCCGATCTATACGGCCACCGGACTGCCGCATCCGGTTTACAAGGGCCGCAAGACGCAGTTGGGGATCGACACCGATCAGACCCTGTTTAGCTACTACCAGATCGGCCGGTTCTTCGTCAACGACAAGTGTGAACGCGTGGTGGTCTCGGCGGGGGACAAGGGCGGCTGGTTCCTGCTGCACCCCAGTATCGACAAGTCGCAGACCAAGTTCCACGCAGGCGACTGGCCCAAGAAACTTGAGCAGTTCCCCAAACTCAAAACCCTGCTTTACGATGATCTCGAAATCGACCCTGATAGGGTGGCTTGAGGATTACCAGATCCTCACCGGCGAACCCTTTAACGCCGAGGCTGTGGCCCACTACGCGGTCCACCGGGCGATGGAGGAGTGCAAAGATGCCCCCACGCCGATTCGCCTCTTGGCGGCGATGGACTTGATCGACACCAAGATCACCAACGAGTACCTCTACGGTGATCGGGGCGAGTTTTGGCGGGTGCAGCTGGAGCGCGACGACGGCGAGGTGGTCCGCTCAGGCACGGCCCCGACGAGCAAACCGCATCCGCTGGCAGCAGCGATGATCGACATGGCAGAAAGATTACTCAGGGCTTGACCGGCCGCTGAATCTTGAACTGATTTCCAACAGGAGAAGAGTAATGGTTAAAACGACAACATTACTGTTTGTTCTCTTACTCGGGTCGCAGGCGGCATTGGCAGACAATCCACCTGCCTTCGCTCTCAAACCACTCGCCGACTACGGCTGCGAGTCAAAAACTCTTGGGGTCACCAAATACCAGTTTTGGAATCCTGTGGATGAAAAACCTGGGGGTTATGGATGGAAGATCATTGTCAGGATTGCGGCAAAGGATACCTTGCGTCACATAGCCAGTAACAAGGGGACCCTTCGGGACGAACATGGCTGGGTAAAGGGTTACAAGGATAGGAAAGGGACCACCTGGGAGATCGAACTGGAGGACGGCTGGGAGGTTTTGGCCCAAGAGGTGCATAAGACCAATTGTCTGCTGAGCAAACCCGGTGAAGAACCCGTCAGACTCAATGCTGGGTTTGGTGGTGACATGGTGGATCTTGATTGGGCCTGGGACGGTGCCCAGATAGCCCGAAGCCGATTTACGATTCACCGCAAGTCACTAAACGGTTGGTGGGGCGGTTCGTATTGGAATAAGGGGCCGGACGGCAAGCCCGTGTTTGGTTCTTATATGGACACAGATATGCCTTTACAGAACATCGAAATACACTTTCGGGTTTTTAAGGATGCCGAATGAACTTGGCTGGACCTCTTTCGTACTTCAGCATTCCTTGTTTGGCATTCAATGTTTAACAAACGCATGCATCGCATTCTAGCTATCCTCTCGATCACCACCCCCAACGACACTGACTCGCCGCAATCATGGCGGGCGGCGGCAATTCCCTTGGTGGAGGACCGCTTGGGCTTGCTAGAGGAAATGACAGAGATTGCTGCTACGGCCGTTTACTGCGACGACGCCTGGGTCCGCCGGGGACTGAAAAAGGCAGGGGCGATGGTGGTCGCTGCCTCCAAAAAGCAACCCAGCCAGGCGCTGGTCTACCGCGAGACCCTCCGCGCACTGGAGGATGCCGAGGAGGAGTTTTTTGACCTGGTGCTGCGAGTCCACTGGCAGGCGACGCTGGCCGTTGCCGACGACTACCGCAATGTGCTGGACACCCTCTTGCGGAGTCCTGGGCTGGTTGACTCGGTGGTTGGTGTCTACCCGCAGCGAGCGAGGCTCTGGCGGAGCCACGGCGGCCTAGCCGCCGACCTCTCCGCCGACATGACCTGGGACTGGCGCAACACCTATTACGTCTACGCCCACGTGGCTGAGGTGACTTGGGTGGAGAATTTTTGGAAGTACCGGCGGATCGACTGCGGTAAGGTCGGTCTCTGTGCGCTCCCGCCAGGCCGCTGTCTGCAGGTCCGCCAACCTGCCGACCTGGCCTGGGCCGAACGGGTCTGCGACCTCGCTGCCTCTCAGGATGTGCTCCCGGTGCTCTACGACTGCGGACTCGAATACCGTGAGGAGGAGGAGTTTGCTCTCCAACAGGAGGAGGAGGAGCGATGCTTGTTGGAACTCTCGAAACTGGCGATGGGAGAAGAATAAACACATGAAAATCCTCTGTTTCGCAGATTTGCACGCCCACAACCACGCCCAGTTCTCCACTCGGCTGGCCAACGGGCTCAACTCGCGGCTGGTCGATTCGCTAAACATTGTCGAGCAGGCCAAGGGGTTCTGCCAACAGCGGCAGATCAAGGTCTGCGTGTTTCTGGGAGACCTGTTTCACAGCCGTACCAAGATTGACATCGAGGTCTTCTCCGAGACCTACAAGGCGTTTTACGCGCTGGCGGCAGAACTGGACAAGCTCTACTTGGTTGTTGGCAACCACGATCAGTGCTCGCGGGTTGGAGATCTGCACTCGCTGGAGCCCTTTAGGCAGTTCGCTACCGTCGTCGACCAGCCGTGGTGCGAGGAGAACTCCTGGGAGAGAGGACTGCGGATCAAACTCTTTCCCTTTACCGCCGACGATGAGACTCTGCGGGGGCACCTTTCGAGGATTCACGCGACTACCGACGTGGTCTTTCTCCACCAGCCGGTGGTCGAGGCCATCCCCGGACCGGCCGACAGCCCTAGCAAGCCCAAGCTGAGCGTTGACGACATCGCTTGGCAGCACGTCCGCAAGGTGATCTCCGGCGACATCCACAAGCGGCAGGATTTGGCCGGAGGCCGGTTTCACTACGTGGGCTCGCCGCTGCAGCTGAATTTTGGCGAGCGGGACGAGGCCAAGGCGTTTTCGATCCTCGACACCGAGACGTTGGAGATTGAGACCGTCGAGACCGTCGCTCCCAAGTTTTACCTGTTCACTGCCGCCGAGAACGACCCCGACCCCAGCAATGGGATGCTCGAACCCAGTGGCGCGGACCTCTCTCGTGATTTTGTCAAGCTCCGCTACGACGCCTACTGGGAGAAGGCCGCATTGGGGATGAAAGAGACGTACCCCCGGTTGATGATCGAGCAGATCCGCGAGGGGCCCGCCCAGTTGCAGCGGGTCTCCGAGGAGGTCGTGGGCAATGACAGGGCGTTGCTGCAGGCGTGGATAGAGACAAACCCCCACGGCGACCTCGATCCCGACCGCTTGTTGGAGGAGGGGTTGGCAGAACTGGCAGGAGACCAGCAGTAGATGGACACCTTTGCTGTTTACTGGGAGCAGATCGGCTACAAGGGCCCCCTCTCCCGCGAGGAGGAGCACAAACTGGCCGTTCGCAAAGAGGCTGGCGACGCCGAGGCCCGCGAACAGCTGATCCGCAGCCACCTGCCCTGGGTGATTCGCATGGCCACCCGTCTGACGGCCAAGCGACCCCACGAACTCGACGACGCCATCGGCTGGGGTAATGTGGGTCTGATCCGTGCGGTGGACCGGTTCAATCCCGACCGTGGTACCCGGCTGAGCACCTACGCGTCGTGGTGGATCAGACAGGCGATCTGGAGCGCCCTGACAAAGACCAACTCGATTGTCCGCGTTCCCAGCTACGTGCAGAAGCAGCTGGGAAACGGCAAGCCCCCACACAAGTTCGCCCCGTACGCCCGGCAGGCGATGCGTCCGGTGTTCTCGCTGGACACGACCGGCCCGGACGGCTCGCAGCTCTGGAGGGACACTCTAGTGGCGGCGGATCGCGACCCGCTGCCGTCGCGGCCCATCTCCCGCGCCCAGTCCAAATGGCTGCGAACCGCCCTTCGCGGCCTATCCTGGCGGACCCGGGCGGTGATTATTCGCCGCCTGAGACTGCAGACCCTGCGGGAGATTGGTGACCGATTTGGGATCAGCCCCGAGCGGGCCCGGCAGATCCTCGACGCGGGCTACGCCAAGCTGCAGCAGAGATATTTTGAGCAAGTGCCCTTGGAGGAGGAGTGAGATGCCGTCTTTGTGTCCTTGCTGCGGTGCCGACTTGGCCTACCAGCCGCACGACACCTACTGCGTCCACAACCCAAATCGGCAAACCTGCCCCAAGGAGGACGAGCAGGTGACCTACGTGGTCACGCCCAAGGGGCTGGCCATCATCCAGGAGGCGCTGATCCAGTTGCAGATTACCGGACTCTCGTTCAATACCACCTACAACGCAGTTCTCGGAAATATCACCGACGAGATGGTTGCCCTTTGGCGGGTTTGTTGTGGTCGGGAGGGAATCGACGACTTGCGATCGTCGAGAGCACAGCAGATCTTTCACGAACTTTACGGGGAGATGACCGAGTGATTGAATACGAAAAGATACGTGACTACCTCAGGCGGGCCTACATGATCGCTTGGGCCTGGTCCGACGACCGCGATACTAAGACGGCCTCGCTGCTTTTGGACGTCGGCTGGGACCAGGTCGGGGGACTGCAGGCGATGCTGCTGGCCGAGGCCAACCGTCTGCCGCTGGGCATCCGGGGGACCGAGGAGAATCTCACCCGCCCGGAGAAGTATCACAACATCATCCATGCCGAACGGGCGGTGATCTACCGCGCCGCCCGCCGGGGCATCCGCACCCAGGGCAAGACGCTGCTGGCGACCTGGGCCTGCTGCCGGGGGTGCGCTCAGGCGATCATCGACGCGGGGATCTCGCGGGTGATCTCCCATGCCGCGATGCACCAAAAATACAAAGAACTCTCCGACCACTGGGACAGTGAGGTGGACAAGGGCCTAGCGATGCTCAAAGAGGCGGGGGTTCGCCACGAGTGTTTTGAGGACCAGATCGGCGGCTGCAAGTCGCTGGCCCGTGGACAGGTCTGGGAACCGTAACAAAGGAGGTGTTTGTGGAAAACCAACTCGAAGACTACGCCCCGGAGTTTCTTCGGGTCCTAAACGAGACTTTCGACACCCTAAGGCGGGTCAAGAGACGGCTGGACTAGCATGAAACCTCTCCGCCTGCAAACCGCCGATCTGTTTTCCTACCAGTCGCTGGACATCCGGCTGGACGACCTGGGGCTGTGTTTGCTGGAGGGTTCCAACGGGGCGGGCAAGAGCAGCATTCTCAAGTCGCTCAGCTGGTGTCTATTCGACAACCCGCTGAGTGATCAGCGGGCCGACGAAGTAATCCGCTGCGACCACCAGACCGACAAGCCGATCGCGGGAAACACCTTTGCTGAGGTCGTCTTGGACAACGACGGCGACCGGGTGGTGGTTGCTCGCTACCGCAAACATCACCAGCACAAAGACAGGTGCATTCTCAAGGTCAACGGCCACGACATCACTGGATCTAGCAACCGCGACACCCAACAGAAGATCGAGGAGATCCTCCGGCTGGACTTTCCTACCTTCTCCAATTGTGTGCTGTTCGGTCAGGATTTTTCTGGCTTTGCTTCCAACACCGACGCGGCCCAGAAGGCGATCCTCGAACGCCTCTTGAGCGCCGGGCGGTTTGCCGAGGCTCAGGCGAGAAAAAAGGCCCGCCTTGCCCAGCTGGAGAGGGACGCCCAGCGAGCCCGCGACAACATCGCCCACCTGCAGCAGCAGGTCGGCAATGGTCGCCAGTCTTTGGAGCGACTCAAGCAGCAGCAGCACGAGTTCGAGGAGACCAAACGCATTGAAATTTCGAGGGCTACTGCCGAGATTTCAAGGCTGAAAGAAAACCCGCCGGTGGTCGACGAGACGCTCGACGAGCAGATCGAGGCCCTCTCCGAGGAGACGAAAAAGATCAAGAAGGCCCACTTGGTTTCTACCCAGGCCGAGACGGCGGTCTCCAACTGTCGCAAACGGTGGGGAGAAATCCAGGGGCGGGTCCAGTCACTCGGCCAGCAGCGGTGCAAGATCACCGACCAGCCGCCTCCCGAACCGGAGTTTCCCTCCGAGCACTATGCCCAGCAGATCAGCGCCATCGAGAAGGACGTGCTGCGGGCCGAGACCAAGGTTACCGAGCAACGGCAGGTTGCCGACAAGGCTATCCGCCAGATCCAGCTGCGGAATGAGACCACCGACTGCCGCTACTGCGGCCAAAAACTCTCCGAGGAGGCCAAGGAGCACCTCTTTGGCTCCCACGCCGACGAACTCGAAACCGCCGAGGGGGAGATCGAACTCGCTCAGGACCTGCTCACCAAGCATCGCGGGGCCTTGGAGTCTACCCAGCGGTGCTGTGACGAGGCGGTGCAGTACGAGAACTGGCAGGAGGACCACAAACATAATAGTGATATTGACAATTCGATCTCAGAACTCAAGCAGCAGCAGACTGGGATAGAGGCAGAGATCGCCAAGCTGGAGGATGTCCTCGCCAGAGCCCGTCAGATCGTCTCTGAGGCGCTCCAGGCCCAGGAGGCGTTGAGAGACCTCAGCCAGCGCCGAGACGCCCAGCGGGACGCACAGGCGGCGTATGGGCGTGATCTGGCGATTGCAGAGGAGTCTCTGCAACGGGTTACGAAACAGACCTCACCGTACACTGCCCTAATTGCTACCGAAAGGGACCGTCTAACCCAGCTACAGGGGCGTTTTGAGCGACGGCACGGCTACCTGAGCCTGTTCGAGCGCGCAATTCCATACCAGGAGTACTGGGTAACTGGTTTCGGGAACGCGGGGGTTAAGAGCCTGCTGCTGGACACCTGCGTGCCGTTCTTGAACAAGCGGGCGGGCGAGTACCTGGAGGTGCTGGTTGGCGATGGGGCCCGGGTCGAGTTTGGCACCCAGACCCGGCTCAAAGACGGCTCGCTGCGGGAAAAGTTCCAGGTCGCTGTATCCTACCAACAGGGGGCTAAAAGCCGAAAGGGGATCTCCGGCGGGGAACTCCGCCGGGCCGACATTCCCATCATGCTGGCCCTGGGTGACCTAGCCGCCTCGCGGGCAATGGCCCCGGTGGGCATCCGCCTGCTGGACGAGCCCTTTGACGGCTTGGACGCGGAGGGTAAGGAGCGGGTAGTGGACCTGCTTAACCGGGTGGTGGCCCCACGGGTGGGCACGCTGCTGGTGATCAGCCACGACGAAGACCTCAAGGCGATGTTCTCCCGCCGGGTGAGGGTCGAAAAGATTGGAGGCATTTCACAAATTGCCACATAATGAGTTTTTCTGTACACGGTTTTGGTGTTTCAACCCAGTAGCCCACGATGGGACCGCAGCAGTACTTGGCCGGAGAGTTTCCCTTGCCTGACCAAGTGGTGGTGCTCCGCAGTCTACTGCTCGACGACGAACTGGGCGAAGTAAGCACCATCCCCGGCGAGAGTGAGAAAGTTTTGGTGCCTCTAGCAACTGCCAAGGCAGTCTGGAAACGACAGTTGGAACCACACCGCACACCTGATACGAAAGGGTAGACAAAGATGCCGATGAATTTTGGATCTGCACCTGAGATCACTCAGGCAAGAGTAAGGGAACAGATGGCCGCCAGGGGGGAGACCCCCGCCAAGCTGGAAGCGCCTGCCGGGACCCCCGCACCTGCCGCCGAGGCGGTCAAGGAGCCGGCGGTCGAGGAGTCGCTGCCTGAGGAGATGTCCCCCGAGTACGCCGCCCTGGAGACCTTGCCTGACGACGATTTGAACGTGTTGGGCCAGCGGCTCGACCCGCCGGTGGTGGACGCCGGGCGGGCGGAACTGATCAAGACCTTGGTTGCTGCCGGCAAGACGCCTGCCGATCTGGTGCAGGTGCCGGAAGATCCGGTGCCGGCCCCCGAGGTCCTGTCGCCCCTGGCGAAAGAGGCGGATGAGGCTGCAGAGGTTGTGCTCTCACAGCCCGACGACCTCGTCGGTGAGGTGCCCGCCGCACCGCCTGAGGTCGTGGACGATTCCGGCCCGACCGGCGTGGCCGGCGATCCCGGTAAATCTGTTGCCGAGGAACCTGTTGCCGAGGAACTTTCGGTTGTCACCCCACCCGCCCCACCGGCGCCCCCGGCGCCCGAGACGGTGGTCGAGGTCCCTGAGGCCCCCGACGCCCCTGAGCCAGTCGGTGAGGAGGTTTCTGAGGAGGGCGACGCCGCTGCCCAGCACGCTGCGCTAGACGCCCTCACTACCGACCAACTCAAGGCCATCGGCGACGTGGTTGAAGAGGCAGGAATCGCCAACATTGACGGCCGCTGGGGCAGGGAGAACCTGCTCAACGCCCTGGTCGACTGCGGGGCTACGCCCGACATGCTGCCCTAGCTGACCGACGGCCCTAACCAGCAGTTACCGAAACCCGGAGGCTGACTGTGCCTAATTGTGGCGGAAAGCGCCGTGGGAGCGCCGCCTCTCGCCCCCCACAGCGATCCATCTCGCAGCGCAGCGAACTGGTCTACGATGTCCACGAGTTCGGCATCAACATCGACCATCGGGAGGTCTTTCTCCACTGGCACGGATATTCGCCGGAGCTAATGATCGACGGCTTTGTAGCTGCCAACGTCATCAAGAATATCCGCATCCTCAACCAGATCTCCAGCGCCCCCATTCTTTTGCACCAGATCAGCAACGGAGGAGACTGGAATTTCGGCATGGCGATCTACGATGCCCTCGCCAGCAGCCGGGCCCCGGTCATTCTGCTGGCCCACGCCCACGCTCGCTCGATGTCCTCGATCATCCCACAGGCTGCCAGCAAGCGGGTGATTATGCCCCACGCCGATTTCTTGATCCATCTAGGCACCTCCGATCTGGCGGGCAACCTCGCTTCGGTGATCTCCGAGGCCGAGTGGGAGAAGATCCTCACCGACCGGATGCTGGCGATCTACGCCGATCGCTGCGTACGGGGCCCCATCTTTAAGCGGAAAAAATGGTCTCGCGAGCGAATCAAAGAGTGGATTCGCCGCCGTGTGGAGGAGAAACAAGAGTTTTACCTAAGCGCCAAAGAGGCAGTAGACCACGGCCTGATGGACGCCGTGCTGGGAGACCCCGGCCACGAGTCTATCGAGGGTCTGCTGGCAACTAAATGAACAGAAATACCCCCCACGCGCCGGAAGTGATTACCGAAGCCATCCGCCTGCTGGAGGAAGCCAACCTCAGCCCCCGCGAGGTCGCCCGGCAGCTGAACGTGCCCCGGCGGACCGTCGCTGGCTGGGCCTCGCACTTTCGTTCCGGGCACCTGCGGATTACCGACAGCGCCGTGCTCTACGGCGACCAGCGGTTGACCTTTGGGCAACAGCCTGTACATGAAACGCCACCCGCCGAGGAGCCGCCTCGCGTGGCTAGCCTCCCCGGTGAGATCCACAAGCCGCTGCCGGGCGCCGAAACGCGCGCAGACCTCACTGTACATGGTCCGTCGCTGGAACCCGCAGAAACTGTACATGGGGTCTCGCCCGAGAAAGAAGAAACTGTACATGAGGACGCTCAGCAGCCCACGGCCAAGGAGGTTGCCGCCCGTCGGCGGGAAGCCCGCCAGCAGATGCGCCGCGACGCCCTCAATCCACCGGCAGAGACGGACGACCGGGCCACGATCAGGGAACTGGAGGCCAAGGTCGCCCGGCTGGAGCAGCAGCTGACCTGGGCGCAGCACGCTAAGAGCGCCGGGCGGACGGGGGGACTACTGACGATCCGCCGCAGCGACGACCACCACGGCGACAAAAATCACCTGCTTAGCTGTGTGGAGTCGATGACGCAGAAACTGCTGGTGCTGATCGAGCAGTACGAGCCGGAAAGAATTCAGTTGGTGGGGTGGGACGACTGGATCGCGGGCAGTGGAATCTACAAGAATCAGGACTTGGACATGGCCACCAACGACGTGCCCGAGCAGATCGCCGTGGGCGCGATCAAGACCCGCCATTACCTGCAGGCGATCCGTTCGGTGAGCAGCGCCCCGATCCGCTGCATCTTCATGCGGGGCAACCACGAGTACGCCCACGGGGTGAGCATGGCCGAGTCGCTCTACTGGAGATGTTTCGGGCTCATTCAGGACATCCCCGACGTAGACCTGGTGTACACTTTCGACAACTGCACGGTGAACTTGGCCGCCAGCGGGTACTACAACGTGTTGATCCGCCACGGTTTCGGCTACTCGAAACACTCTCCCAACTCGCCGGCTTTTATCGAGGCGATCAAGGACGAACTGTTGGTAAAGCACCGGGGGATGCCGCCTGAGCAGCAGTACCGCCGCGTGCTATCCGGGCACACTCACTGGCTTTCGGTAGGGATGGAGCGGATCTGCGGGTTCTATTTCGACACCACCGGCGGCGCACAGCGCAACACCCGCATTCGCCTGGGCGACAACCAGCGGCCGATGGGCTGGATCGTCTACGTCTCGCCGGCCGGGTTGGAGGGCGACATCCTCAGGCCGCTGGAGGTTACGCCCGAGACCGAGACCTACTTGCGGGAGATCGCCAACCCGCACTTAGCAGCGGAGAATCTCAAGGACGTAGGCGACTGCCTCAGGGAGTACAAGGAATTGATGGAGGAGATGGGCAACTTTGCCGAGCTGGCGTCGTTTGGCAAGGTCAACGAGGGGAGACATTGACATGGGCAGCAAGAGCAAGAAGAAGTCGTACGCCAACCAGGCTGAGGTGGCCAAACTCTTCTCCGAGTGGACGGGGAAGACCTTTAAGCAGGTGCCCAGATCGGGAGGATTGCGATGGGGTGGGGCCTTCTGGACCTATGGCGACATTGTGCCACCCCGAGACCTCAGGCTGGTGATTGAGTGCAAACACTACAAGGAGGTCAGAATCGAGGACCTGCTGGGTAACCACAAGGTGAAAAATCCGGTGACCAGCCAGATCGCCGAGTGGTGGTACGCACAGACGGTGCCCGATGCCGAGAGGTGCCGACGAGAGTTGGAGCTAGATCGCGTGGAGCCGATGCTTTGTTGGAAAAGAGACTACGGCCGGATTCGGCTCTGCATCAACCAGGGATTTTTGTGGGAGATCGACGCCCACGAGAACGTGCAGTCTCTGCCACGACTGCACGTCAATCTGCCCGGCCACGACCCTTTTGTGATCCTCGATCTGAGGGATTTTTTCAGGGTCGTGCCACCTACGGTCTGTCCGCGGGTCGAGTGACTAGCTGAGTTTGGCAATCAGCCGCCGCCGCTCCGCAGCGCTCATCCCCCGCAGCAGTTCCTCCAGATAGTAGCCGCGATCCTTGGCGTTCAGATCCTGCAATGCAGCGATTGCTGCAGCCGGATCGGTGATGTCCTTCTTTATGCTGCGGCAAATCCCTCCCAGATGCTGAAAGATTTGGTAGGTGGCGGCCATGTTGCTGCGGGCGACCGTGTACAGGGTAGTCCCCTGCGGGGTGCAGCTACACGGCGGAAAGGTGACGCGATAGGGCTTGCCCTCCTCACCTGCCTTTGCTGCCTCCGCCCGAGTAGAGAAAATGGGCGGAGTGCGACGGTTCTCATTCTTCGGACGTGCCATAACACTACTCCTCTATTTTTGTACTAAGCGAGGAGCCGCCACATCCGGTGCAGCGTCTCGGTCTAGTATCCTCCGGACGGTGCTGGGGTACCATCGCCGTCCTCTACGAGGGCGAAATCCCTCTCCGTTTAGGATTCTGGAAATCTCTGTGGGAGAGTCGGTCTGCAATGCCAATTCTCGCATTCGCCGCAGACATTTTGCTTCCTCCGGTTTGTCGGGGTGTTGCCCGTATCGGTGTTGTCCCTCGCACTTTTGCCTCGCCTTCCGCTTTGCCTCTCGGGCCAGCCGCAGTTTGCGGACGACCTGCCGCTTGTCCAGCTCAGCAAAGATCCCCTGCATCTGTACCATCGCCCACCGCATGGGGTCGTCGGACATCGCCTCGGTGACATCCTCGCCGGTGTTGGCGGCGATCAGCGTAATCTCTTCACTGGCGAGTTTTGCCAACAGAGTGTTTTGCACCATCAGGGCGCGCGAAAACCGGTCCAGCGACTCGACGATGATCGTCCGCACGCCATTGGCCAGCATGTCGTCGAGCATCCGCACGAACTCAGGGCGCTCAGACTCGGTGCCGGTGTATGCTTCATCGTACCAGCCAACAATGGTGTAGCCATTCTTCTCGGCGAACTCACCGATGATCTCTCTCTGCCGCTTGATTCCGTGGCCGCGGGTCTGCCGCTTGCTGCTTACCCGCGGGTAGCCATAGGCGGGTGTTGGCAAACGTGCGGTCGTTCTCGATTCTAGCATAAGTTCTCCTAAAGTCAACCAGGCGAGTGCCTAACGCTGGCTGTCCCTATTTGAGGTGGTGATATACCGCCAAAACATGTCGATGAGTTCTTCTAGGTTACTCCCGTAGTTTCCACAGTTGCCTTTCCATTCCCAAAGGCGTACTCATCGCCATCACGGAGCAGAAAACTTCCGGAATCCTCGTGGAAAACTAGCACATAACACTCTGCGCATCTCTTTTTCTCAGTGGACAGTCCGTGCTGAGGCACACTGGCCGATTGAGAATTTTGCGGGCAGCTCCCCAGACGAAGACGGCAAGCGCGCTCCGCCTGCAGACAAGCGGGCGTTTTTTATTTCGAGAGGTTTTCGATCCGCGTTACGGCTTGCCGGGCGAGGTCCTTGGCGAGTTGTCCTGAGGCCGCCCAGAGTTGCACGAGTTTTATGGCCGTGTGGTAGTTCTCCCGCAGCAGATGTTTCAGCAGCATTCGCAGCCGCTTGCGGCAGCCGGTGTCGTCCTTGCCAAAGATCGTCACCAACTCGTTCCAGAGCAGCCGCTCGTGAAGCAGTTCCACCAGCACATCGCCGTGGCAGGGCAGCGGCTTGCAGTAGCACCCCAGCCGCTGGTCTTTCAGTTCGGGCAACCTCCGCATCAGTTCGCGGTTTTTGGGCGCGTACTCGCGAAACTTTTCAATCACCTCGCGGCGGGTGCCATCTCGTCCGACGTGAAAGGGATTGCCCCAGACTGTGCCCCGCCCAATGTACACGTCGTAGAGCTCGTGCTTGAGATTGACTACCCGAGTCTTGCTGATGCTCATCAGGCCGGCGGGTGTCGCTGCTTTTTCTTTCGTCGTCATCAGTCTACTCCTCTCTCGCTGAACGAGCGGATGGCCCGGTTTCTCACGAACCGGACCCATTTTTCACCGCCGATAGATATGTGGTCGCCGTGGTGTAGGTTCCAAAAACAATTGACTCTTGTCCATCACATGTCCGACAGTCTCTCGACTTTTTTGGGGTCTACGGGATTTCCCGTAAACTGGTTCCAGACTGCGACACACTCCGAGCAGTTGTCCGGGTTATTCTCGGGCAACCTCGTTCTCTTCATGTCTTATGCAACTCTCGTAAGAATTCCTCCATGTCTAGGTCAAAATGGGTGATCTCGAAATCGTCGTCCGTGTCATACTTCCCCGTGGCCACGTCCTGGGCTACGGTCATTAGTCGCTCAAAGACAATCCGTTGAGTTCCGTCCATTGCGAACTCCTTAGGTTGTGAGTTTGCTCACCCCCGGTGGGAGGCGGAGCGGAGAGGGAATAGTACGCTACTCCGCACATTGCGGGTACTTCTCCGGAGTAGTTAAGCCTACGCACCAACATTATCTGAGTCAAACAGAATCTTGTATCGCGACACACCAAAGTTATTCTGACGTCTCGTGCCGATCAGCTGCTAGTAAATGACAGATTGTCCAGCGTGCGCAGATTGCGATAGGTAGCGGAAAAGGTGGCGACTGCGGGCGACCCGACAGTCCCAGCTTTCCCTTGTTCTGCGCAGATGCGTGTTGACCGTAGAAGCGGTGAGGTGCATTAACTTGGGGTAAGTCAAAGCACTGCTTTCAAAATTCTTGCAGCATCCTGGCAAAAAATGAAGTGTTAAAATTTCGGCCGTCGGTGAGGATTACTCTCCGCAGATTGGCTCTCCGGCAGTGGTCGCCCGCAATCGCTGTGTGCCTTTCGCCGCCCACTGCAAAGAGATCTCGTAGGTCAGGTAGACCCGCCCCAGCTTCTTGGACACTACGGCGGTGCTGGCCGTGCCCGCAAAGGGGTCCAGCACGACGCCGCCAAGGTGGCTGCTGGCGCGGATGATCCTCGCCAGCAGCATTTCTGGCATCTGGTTGGTGGCCCCCGGCACCCGCTCCTTGTAGGTCCCGCAGACTCGCGGGTGGTGCCAGGTGTTTTCCATCGTCTCGAAACCTCCAGGCACCTCCTGGGGACGCAAGATCCAGGTATTGTCGGGCAGCCTGCCGTCGGGGCTCCCCCGGCTGTCATTGTAGACCGTCTGCCGGGCCGAGGGCACCCGCACCTGCTTAGCGTTAAAAGTGAACTTCTTGGGATTTTTCACATAGTAAAGCAGGTGGGTGTGTGATGGCGTGAAATTCTTTTTGCAGTTGTTCCCGAAGGTAAAGTACCAGACCACGTGACTCCGCTTGTACCACCCCAGCCGTTTTGCTAGCACGTCCAGTTCGCTGACGTACTTATCTCCGATGCATAGCCAGAAACTGCCGTGTTTGTGGGACACCCGGTGTACCTCTCGCAGCCAACACTCGGACCAGAACAGATACTCGTCGTCCGACAGCCGGTCCCGGTAATGCCCGTAGTTGTGGTCGATATTAAACGGAGGGTCGGCGATCGTCAGGTTGATAACCCCCGGCGGGATTTTCTTGAGTTTTTCTACGCAGTCCCCCTGAATTACCCCGTCAACGGAAAATTCGGCAGGGGACTCCTCGGCAGCGGCAGTCTCGTTGGGGCGCACATCTATCATTGGGCAGTGTATTCTCCAGAGAGTTGTACGGGACACTTTGGCAGATAGGACACTTTTTACTCTTCTTTTTCGATGATCGAGCAGCGGTGTAGCACAAACGTCACGTGGGCCAGATAGAGCCGCTGTGGGGGCCCACTGGGGGTCGGCTGGACGGTGTACACCTGCTCGTTCTCGTCGACGTGCCAGGGTGACATCGCAGCCAGGTATTCGTAGTCCTCGGTATCTACCAGAGCGATCCAGCCGTTGCTCAGCGGCAGAGGGCGGACTTTTTTGAATTTGGGTCTGGGAAAGGCAATCACAGGTGGTACCTACATACTCTCTGCGTAGTATTATACAATGATTTGTACAACCTACAGCAGAATTTCTGGGCGTTTTGTTAAGAAAAGTTGGGGACGACGCCTCGCCGTCGCAACCAGCGGACGATCTGCTCAGCGTCGTGAGGACAAAACCCGCCCCGCATCGCGCCGCCTCCAGTGGACCAACCACTCACGGCAAACCAGATGCCGTTTTGGCACATCCACCCTAACAAGTCGGGGATCAGACCCCCGTCTTGACGAATTCGAGGCAGTTTTGCTGGTCTCTTATCTTGCTCCCCGACGATCTCCAGCCAGACCACCTCGGTGGTCTTGTAGGTCACCTTAGGCATCTCCGTTTCCCCCCAGCACCATTTCAAAGCCCAGAAAGCTGGCCAGACGGGCAAAGGTTTCCAGCCTCACGTTTCGGCCGACGAGAAAATTGTTCGCAGCGACGCGGCTCGCCCCTGTAGCCCGGGAGAGCGACGGCGGTGTCCAGCCCTGACGCCGGGCCTCCGCCCTGACGGCGTCAACCAGCCGCCGCCCGTTGGCGGCAGTCAACCGCCGGGCGATCCGGGAGATCGCCTGTGTGCGCAGCTGGTCCCGCCGAGCGCGGGACACCCCCACCAGCCGCCTCCTCAACTGGGGCGTGTCCTCGCCCTGTCCGGCCGAAACCATTATCTTGACGGTTTGCTCAACGTCCGCTGCTAGGGCATCCTCGACGGTCCACCAGGCGCAGTTTCCTGGACCCCAGGGCTGCTTGCGATCCGGTCGCCTGATCCGGGTGTTGACCGGCTTTTCTCCCATGTCCGCAAGGAATTGCGAGTAGCGGTCCCACTCCGGCACGCGGTCGCCCCGGGTGACCCGCCACGCCCCGTAGGTGGGCGTAGTCCTGCCGCCTGCTGTCTCCCCGTGCGTCCGCATCCGCCGGCCGAACGCCCGGCCTGCGCATTTGACACACTGCGTAGACAAGCCTTGCTGCAGATTGCCGTGATAGTAATACCTCTCGTCCCCGCAATCGCAGCGACACCACCACTTGGTTGCCCCGTTTTCGCGTTTGCGTTTTCCAATAACTGTCAGTGTTCCGAATCTTTTCCCCGTAAGATCTACGATCCTTGACATCTAGATTTCCTCGATCTGCCGCAGTTGTTTTGCCCGCTCGACCATCTGGTGGCGAGCCTGTCGGCTGATACTTTTTAGATGTTCTCTGAGTGCCTCTGGGTCAGGAACCACCACGCCAGCAGCGAGGATCTTCTCCACGCAGTCCTCGACGGCGTCCTCCGGCAGCCGCCAACGGGAATTTTCGGGCCCGTGTCTCTTGCTGTGGTCTTTTCGCCACAGCCGCGCGCCCGAAGGCCGCGGCCCCAGGTCTTTCATAAACCGCGCGAAACTTGCTGCCCATTCCCCACACAGCGCCCGGTTGCTCTTGGCCAAGTACCACGCTTGGTACTCGGGGGTGTGGACCTTACCGCTAGCTGCCGGCTCGGTACGTGGCACTTTATGACCGCAGGCCACGCAGCGGCGAGAGGCCCCGCTGCGGAGGTTACCGGCAAAATACTTGCCAATCTGACCGCAGCTGCAGCGGCAGACCCAGAGGACGTTGCCCTTTCGCTTGCCGCCGTAGCCCACTACGGTGAGTTCCCCGAACTTGTGATCCAAGAGATTCAGTCGGATCGTCCTGGGAACCCGGCGGCTGACGCGAGGCTCTTTTTCAGGCATGGGCATCTGACGCCAGTTGCTGCTGGAGGTTTTGGATGATCACGTCCTGCCTCGCGACCCTCTCCTGTAGCCACTCGATCCGCCGAGATAACTCGGCGAACGACAGCATGCTGAGGTTTTTGGCTACCGGCAGACGACCCTCAAACCACTCCCCGGGAACCAGTATACGGTCGTTCTCGGTTTCGATCACCTTGGCGCCAAAGGTTTCGGCGAGTTTGAGGAACTCGTCCGCCAGTTCAAACTGCCGGGAGATCCGTTCGGCGCTGCTCACCAGCACTACCTCTGCCCCGTTGGCCAGTTCAGCCAGCAGTTGGGCGATCCCCGTGCGGTCATTCAGCGGTGTGTTGCCCGAAACTCCCAGGTCAATGCAGGCAGGCCGCAGCGTCAGCAGTTGGTTGGTCGCATAACACCCCGCCGCCGTCTGCTGGTTGCGGATCTGCTCCGGTTGCGGGGTGGCCGTACGACAATAGGCTACTGCTAGTTTTGTCATCTAGTTTTCTGTGGTGTTTCTACTGAAACTTTTGGGGGTGCGCAGGCGTATAGTAGACCACGTGCGAGGTCGGAGGACCATGCCCCGCCGATCGGCGTACACGCCTACCGCCGTCTGCTGGTTGGAGGCCGAAAATTCAGGGTCGTCGGGGGTTACTCGTAAATACGCCACCGCTTGTCTTTCCATGTATACGCTCATGGTTGTTTCGTTGGCGAAACTTTTTGGGGTGCTTAAACGCCTCCAGGCCGCGCACCGACGTAAAATTTTGGCAACAGGTCGCCGGGGAGTCGAACCCCGCCACGAGGTTTTGGAGACCTCATCGCCAACCGGAAACATTGCGACCTCTAAGTTTCAGGCGTCCAACATAATGTGCACAAAACCTTCTCGCTGCGCACAGGGGTTGCGCTCAGGATCGCCACCCAGGGCCTCGTCGCCCCGACGGCGGATCTGCCAGCCGTGTGAGGTTCCGCAGGGGGCGGCGGCGGCGGCAAACAATCGCACATGCTCGTCGTCCCATTTGGCAGGTACGCACACCTGCATGTCGAGAACGCCTTGGTACACCACACTTGCCTCGTGTGTAATCTCCGTCATTTAGACTCCTCCAATGGCACAAAGCCGTCTTTGGTAAATTTCCCCACAAGGTTCCACTTGCCGATCTGGTGCCAGTCCTCGTCGTAGACGGGGATGCTTTTCATCTGCGGGTCCTGACGATGAAAATACTCAAAGACCGTAGCACAAAGCACTGGCCGGGCCTCCTCGGGGCACTCGTCGAACCGCCGGTTAAGGCGGATTTCCTCGGCGGTAGCCGACTCCAAAAACTCGCCGTCGGTGCACAGCCACCAGACCAGCTTTCTGAGTTCTCCCAGATACCACGCCTCGATCTCGTCCAGCCGCTGCTGCTCCTGCCACTCGGGGTCTGGCACCGTCTCAGGCGCCGGGGGATTTCCCGCGCAGCCGAGGACCACGGCCATCAGTGTAAATCGAAAGAGGTGTTTCATTTCGCCCTCCGCTTGAGTTTCTCACGCCACTGCCTGAGCCACTCTGTGATCGCCTCCTGCGCTTCCTCGTCTCGGCGAGTGCCCGTATGGAGATTTCTCCTGGCGAGTGGTTCTCGTCCAGAAATCTCGTCAGCGACAGCCGCACCCGGCTCCAGTTACCTGCGTCTGCATGCCGCCGCCTTCCCGCCGGCCAGTGTCCGCGGCCGTCTGCGCGTGTAGATTTCATTTTTACCTCCTACGGATTTCTGACTCCACTACCATCACCCGGTTTTCGAGTTTGCGAAATCTTCTCGGCAAGTCCTGGGTCCTGTCGCGATGGTCTCGCTTGTTAACAGTGTGTTCTAGCATATCGAGGCGTTCGGAGAGTTCGTCAATTTCCCGGGCCAGCGTTCGCAGTGTTGCCAGCAACTCCTGGTTGGCCGTTTCCCAGATTAGATGACCTGTCTTCGGCCACTGGCTCTCCAGGTCGAGTACCGCCTCCTCCATTTTCAGCATTTCGGTTCCTTTCGGGGCACCATCGCCCGAATTTCTATCATCCCGCTGTTGGCCAAGTTTTGCTGCAAGAAAAGTGGTAGCCAGGGGTTGTCCTTGGGAGTCTTGACCTCCCACAGCCCCATTAGCTCGCCCAGCCCCACCAGGCGCAGGGCGCTGCCAAACCAGTCCTCCTCGTCGCCCAGCCAGGAGGCCAGTTTTAGCCAGCCGTGCCACTGGCCGTCGAGCGGGTCGAACTTGAAAAACCTCGGCGGGTGGGCCTGTACATGTTCGCGGAGTTTCTCGGCGATGGGCATCCCCGTTGGGGCCACGTGGCAGATTACCAAGTCCACCGCGCCGATAATATCCTCGTCGATCTGGGTGTGCCCCCAGACGTAGCGCACAAGTTCTGATTGCATGGCAGTTTTCTCTTACTCAACGAGAATCTCGTAAATTGCTAGGTCGTCTTGCCGCACAGGCAATGACTCCAGGTCGTTTATTTTCTGGTAATCGTTGTGTCGCACGCCCGTTCTGGCAGCGTACCCGACAAGAACTTTCTCCAGTCACGCTGCTCTACCGAGTAGCTCCGACAGCGACAGACTGGAGTAATCTTCCTGTAACGTCATCTGTCCGCCTCTCCAGTTTCCGGATGCCCCAGGTGAAAGTCGTCCGCACCACAGAAATTCGGCAGCTGCCGGTTGCGGATCTTGCGGCAGAACTCGAAATACTCCACCGGCTCAGTCATTCTACTGCTACCGTTGTAGATCGGGTAGACCTTGCCGTCCAGTACCCAGTAGGAGATCCCCTCCTCGCCGTCGCGGCCGATAAACCGTCCGCTAGCGCGGACCATGCTCCTGAGGTCCTCTTCGCGGGCGGGGCTGTAGTAGTAAGTCACGCGAGACACATACTTCTTTACGTTCACTGCGGTTCCTCCTCGATCTTGGGGACGGTGTTGCTGTCGATCAGTGCCAGCGGAAAAACGCCCGCAGCTGCTGTGAGGGTACAGCCTCCAGGTAGGTATAGCTCCCCTGCGGGCTCCGCACCTCGCAGTGCGGTCCGATGTACAGGATTCGCTTGCGAAACCTCCGCGTTTCGGCCGACCACTCGGTAAACTTCCAGACCACTCCTAACGGCAGCGGCAGCCCTGAGGCGGGTTCCCAGGTCCAGGGTTGCCAGGCCGAGAAGAGGTCCTCGAACTTGCGGCAGTCGGGGAATACCAGTTGTGCTGTGAGATCAAGTTTGCGGATCATCGTTTCCTCAGTCTGGTCACCTGCAGTTCGGTTTCTACGCGGTTCATTGCAATCGAGAGATTCAGCAGGTGGTCGTCAAGAATCTCGTCAAGGTCCCCTTGGTTTTCGGCCTTGTGCTCGTACGCTACTGGCACAAAGTGCATCGGCTCGAACCGTGTGCGGTCGATCAGCTTGAACTCAATGGGCCGGTTGCCTTCGGGATCAGGCTCGCATTTCTCTTCGATGATTTTGCGTAGGAGTTCACCGAGATCTGTGATGTCCTTCTGGGTGATTTTGGCGTATCCGCCATCACTCTTCCGGCGATCTAACAGAAATGCGTCCAGCTGTTGGTGGATTTCCTGTCTTGTAGTGCCTGTGCCGGCAGGCTGGCAGCTGCGGCAGTTGAAACACCACAAGGTGTTCGCGTCACCGCAGATCATGTGTCCAGCCTCTCCACAGCATTGGCAGCGAACTTCGGCAAGCTGGTTCTGCTCAGTCATCGATTTCCCTCTTGGCACACGCCGCCACTCTCCGCTCGTAGTAGCGGATCTTGGCGCGGTATTTCTTGATTGCTGTGGCGGCGCGCTTGGCCCTGGTCTCCCACTGCGCAAGCAGCCCCCGAAAATGCTCCGCCCGCTCCGCGGCCAGGGCCTCGCCAGTAAGCCGGGGCTTTTTCTTCTTGGGTGCCTTCTTCTCCAGCGGCAGATCGTTGGCCCAGGCGTATCGCTCCCACCAACCGTCGACGAAACTGTACCGGGGGCTGTCTCGCATGTCGCGGTGTTGCATCCCGCGGCAGTGGGCCATCTCGTGCGCGATGGTCATCGCCAAGCTGCGGCGGGTATAGGAAATTACGATTTCCTGGGGCATTTTCAACACCATCTGGGTGCTGTTGTACCAAGCATACCCGCCGGTGCTGCCGTACCTGTAGTGCCTCCCTCGGCCGTAGATCACTCGCACGTGCAGCCGCCTGAGGTCTTCCGGCTCCAATTCCTCTCGCCCCACGGCGTAGAGAAACCGCCGCAGGTGGTCGGTCCGCCAGTGGGTCTCGTTGACGACTTTCATCCGCTCTCCCCCGACAGTTTCATCGGCGCGCAGATAACCCCGTCGCCCGCACACTCCGGGCAGGGCATCTCGCCGTCTCCTGCCCCCTGGGGCTCCTCCCTATCCGCGACGAGGCACTTACCTCGACAGTGCGGGCAGACAATAATTTCAGGACTCGTGGAGTTTTCTCCTACATCTCTTTCCACTGCTTGTAAACGTAGGCAAAGTATTTTGGCAGCACGCAGTGGACCGTGCCGTCGGCGAAGGTGAACTCGAATTCCTCTCCCTCCCAGGTTTTGGGGTCGAACTTGCCTTGCGCCATCCGTCGGCCCAGTTCACCCATCACCCCGTCAATGTCGGCCTGGGTCCAAACAAAGTCACCACCGGCAGGATCTTTGAGTGTCTTTTCCATGAAACTTTCTCCTAGATTTTCTACTCGTACGCGGCAGCTGCCAGCCAACGAAGACAATAGAGCAGTCCACTCGACCACCAACTGCGAGGGAAACTGATATAATCAAATGGTTTTGGCGGGACGTAGTAGCCACTGCGCCGCAGTTCGCGTTCTAAAGCTACCCGTTGACAGGGGCAGACAAAATGTTCTGCCACAACCTGGTGCGCAGCAGCGACAGGCTTTCCTCGTGGACGAGGTTCGCAACGACTGCGCGCCGGACCTGTTTGGCGTACCCAGATCGAAAGGTCCCAGTAGCGGCCCACCCACTGGAGAAAGATCGGCCCACCAGTTGCCACCGTCGCCAGGCTCCACGTGTGAGGCCCGTCGCGTGGAGGGGGCGCCCAGGGTTTTCAGGTCGATCTCCTCGCCGTAGACACAGCGGACCGCGCCGGTCTTTTCTACTACCAAGTCCATTACTTGCCGTTCTCCCCCACGTTGACGTAGCGGCGAAAGACTACCACCAGGTAGTGGCCGTGCTGTTGAGTCCGGTACGCCTGCTCAATCTCGGCCACCCAGCCGTCCACCTCGTAGGGCTGGGCATCCTCAAGAGATTTCGCGAGGGCCACCTCCCGGTCTTGGCCGAGATATCTGGGCAGCATCACGGTCTTGACCTCCATCCGTTTGCCAACCCGCTCGGTATCTCGCAACTCGAATTCACACGGGCGGCATGCCTGCGACCCAAGCGCACGGCCAAACTGCTCGTGGCTGATTTCCAGTTCCAAGAATGGTATCCCGCTGAGTTTGTCGGTAACCTCGATGCTCACGCCCTCGCTGCTCCCAGAAAAATGGGAGATAGTCAGTAGTCCTTTCATGGTTTCTCCTTACTTGGGCCTCCGTACGATGTTTCTCCGCGGCCGATCTACCAGCAGTTCGTCCAGAGACTCCTGCAGGCTGCCCAGACTCTCGCCGATCCGCTGCCTCAGGTTGAGGTCTTCCCGCAGCATCTGTGGCTGAACTCCGCCGATTAGCTGCTGGGCCTCCTCCACCAACTGGTTCAGCTGCTCGCTGGAGTTGACGTTCAGCGACTTAAAGCGTCCGAAAAACTTGGCCAGGTTGGTCACCGTAGTATCGCGGAAGACTTTGGGCCTGCCGTCCTGATCGCCGGCAAGCCGCCCGCGGAGGTTGCCCACCAGCTGCCCCAGTTCGCTGAGAAACGCCTCCTCGGTCATCCGTATTGCCTCCTCAAAGCGAGCGTCCCGCTTTTGACATTCTCTGGCGTTGACATAATCCAGCAAGTCCTGCTGCAGCTTGGTCTGTGTCTGCGTCACGGTTTTTCTCCTCGCTTGCACAAGGGACAGATTTCTTCGGCGTGGTAGTGGCCGTAGTAATGGCCTAAAACGGCAAATACTTCGGCCAGATCGTGAGCCTCCACCGGGCGCCTACGAACCCAAGAGCGGCGATCACTGCTAAGACCAAAGACGATTCTCCACTTTCCGCCGATGCGGTTAATGATAACCACTAGACGGCCCCTCGGGAGACTTCTGCCAGCAATCGGCCGCGCTCTTTGCGGACACCAAGGTTCTTACCCAGCAGCCGGTCGAGGCGGCCAAGCTGCTGCGATGCCGTCCGACGGCGTCGCTCTTGCTGTCGCTTTTCTGCATCCTCACGCCGCGCCCTCCGCCCCCGTCCACAGCCTTTTCTGAGTCTGCTCATCCAAGACCCTCCTGTACATGGTCGCTGTGCGACTGCTGAAAATACTCGGCAGTGGGCGCATCCGACTTTTTCAATCCCAAGGCCCGCTCCAGCGCACCCGAGGCCGATCGGCAGCCGTCGCCCTGAAAGCCCCTGGTCTCGACGCTTGTCTTGCCGTCGGGGGCGACAATAATCTCGATGGTTTTCATGCTTGGTTTTCCTCCTCGCACCAGAAGTTGGGGCGTTTCAGCCGGGACTGGCCTGCGGCAAGTTCTCCGCTTTTGACCACGCGAGCGTGCCGGGCTCAAAGTAGTTGCAAGAGATCTCAAAGGTTTTGTTGGGGGAGAACTTCGTTGGGGATTTCCGCCGTGACCGGGCAGAAGATCTTTAGTTCCATTGCCCTCATCCTCCCCGGACCTGAATGGTCAGCTTTACCGAACCATCTTTAAGCGACTGCTCGGCAACTGAGTGCCCCTGCTTGCGGGCCTCGATCTTGGCCTTTTCCACCGAGTAGGCTTGCAAAAACCGATCGAGTTGCTTCTGCTCCCTCCACCGGCCCTTGTAGTTGTCGTAGTGAACCTCGCCCGTTCTGGTATCGCAGACTAGCGGGTATTTCCAACCGGGCAGCTTGACGATCTGACCGGTTCGCCGGTTGGTGAAAATCTTACCCTCACCGTGTTGCGGGGGCTCCAGCCCCAGCCGCGCGCAGGCAGCCCGGATTGCCGATGGGTCGTAGAGCATCGGCTTAATGGTTACCACGTGGCTCAAAGAATGCCCTTTCCGGTCACCGCGCGCAGAATAGTAGCGGTGACGTTGTTGCTAAGGGGAGAGGCGCGGACATGCGGGTTTGCCCTGTCGGCCCGTACATGGCCAGAGGCGCACGGGCTCCTGTCTGCCCTCATTATACAGTTGCGTTGCTACAGGTCAAGCGAATTGTGAGGTAAATTACGGAATTTCTCGCGCAATCCCTCGTAAAGTAACTCTCCGGGTTAAACCCGGAGCTAGTGCTGAGTTTGATAACGACTGGCCGGTCATCGGCCGCCCTCAGCCAGTTTCTCGTGGTACTGCTCGGCCAGAAAACTCACCAGCAGCCCCAAAATTTTGATCCAGAACCATGGTGTAATACCCCCTCAGTTTTTGGCGGTAACAATTCTGTACATGGTCGTCCACTCCGGGGAGAATTTCCCAGAACCAGCCCGAATTTGCGCCAGCTTGCGCCAGAATCTCGTTCTGCACAGCGGGAGACATCCTGCCCCTCTGCGCAGAACGGAGCCCCGGTGAGCCTCTGGAGGATTCTGTACATCACAGGGAAAGAAGCCAAAATTTCCCTACAGTTCTCGGACCTCGACGCAGACAAAGTTGCCGTACTTCCGCGACTCTCTGACTTCCTCCTCCGGACCGGCGGAGATCACCGCAAAGTCGTGCTCCACGTCCGTCTTGTCCTCGAAACGGAAGATTCTGTACACTAAATACTTCTCAGACATACCCGGCATGGTTTTCCCCTACAATTGTGTTCCCACCCCAACTGGTCGGCGAGGGTAAGACAATGCGCCGACCAGCGTAACCCCTTACGCCTTGCCGGGGGCTAGTTTTTTGCGCTTGTCAGTTCTGCCCTCTGTTCTACCAGAGCATCATGCAGCGCGCACAACGCGGGGTCGTCCGTGCTTTGCATGCCGCGGATTGCGTCGTCAAGTAATTCTGCATTCTGGCTGTTGATAGCGACCAATGCCTGTATTGCGCGTGCTCTTTCATATGGGGTCATTGTTTCATCTCCCTTTCTGTGCCGCCTCGGCGGCGTTGTGTATCGGGCTCAGTCGGCCCGCTCAGAACATCAGTTCAACCATCGCCCCGTCGGGCAGGTCGTCCGGCTCGCAGGCCATGCTGATCGCCATGTCGATCTCGTGCTGGGCATCGTCGCCCATCAAGTGGTGCTCCAACTGCCGGCACACGATGGCCGGCGTCAAAGTCGGCAGAATCTCGTTTGCCGCGTCAGTCCATCGCTCGACCTCTCGTGGCATTCGGCCGGTCCAACAGACATGCACGCCGCGGACCTGGCACAATCGGTCGAGGATCATTCTGTCGGTGATTTCCGCAATGTGTGTCGCTGGCATCGTTTCTCCCTTTCGTGTGATGGTTCCGGGCTCGTCGGCCCGCCCGGGCCCGATTTCACATCGGCAGTGGGCCGGGAAATCGCGGCAGCGGCCAATGTCAGGCCGTGCTCGTCCACCAGGCGCTCGAATTCCGCCGCCTCTTTAGGCACCAGTTTCTTGATGTTTTCCCACTCGATCACAGACGCGTGACAGGGTATTGCTCCCATTCCCACAGTTTTTCTCCTCAGCTCACTGGCTTTCGTCGTAGTCTCTGTAGCTTTCGTGGACAGCTTTACTAGAAATTACGTAGTCCCGTAGCTGCTGGCCGTCGTCCAGGGTGATGATAACTTCACAGCTCTTGTGGTCGCCATCGAACGAAACATCGTTGATGGCTGGGTTGCCCATGCCCAGACGACGCAAACCCTGGTAGATCAGGTCAACGAGCAGACATTCGTTTGTCATGTTTTTCTCCTCACTGGTAGTGCTCGATCACTTGCCGGCGCACCTTTTTCCAGGCATCCTCGGTGGGCCAGAATTCGTCACCCTCTTTGGGACAGGAGGTGACATAGGCGCCAGCGTATAGATCGGCGTGTAACGTAAACGAAATTGCTGGGGCGCATCCAAAACCAAAACCGGGAGCGCCAATAGATCCCATTGTCTCGATATCCTCAGCGCACAGACCGACAAGATTCACGAACTCGTCGAATTGCTCCTGCGTGAGCATTGCGCACCATTTTCGGTAGTATACACGGCGAAACCCGCACAAGCAAGGTTCGTCGGGGTTACAGTTGCATAGGTCCTCGTATTCGTCGGATGCGTCGTCTTGTTCGGTCAACTGCCACAGCTTTCGCTGCTTTGTGGGTGGGTTAAAATTCCTCACCCACTGAGTTTTAGGGCAGTCAAACGAATAGATCACCGAGTACAGATAGTCTGGCTCTGCCGGGATTGGTGGTCCGTGATTGGCCAAGGGTAGTTGTTCGGGCACATTTTTTTCCAATCGCGACACACCCTACGGTGTGCGCAAATTTTCTGCGAGATACTCGTCCTGCTTGAGGGCGGCGAGAACCCTGTCCGAAATGTCGGTCCACTCGACCTGCGCAAGATGATGTAAATTCACACGCTCAGGTTGTTGGTAACCCTCCGAGAACGACTTTCTAGCAATCCTCCGGAGAGTCTCCAAAGAAACGTCGTTGGGGATGAACCGACCACAATCACCGTAGTCACCAGCAAGGACAATTCGATCGCCGGCCCACGAACCGATAATCTCGTCGTCGCTGTCGATGTCCCCACCACCGCCCCCGTTGCCGTTCGACAGCAGCACCGCCAGGCCGAGCATTGTACCGCAACCGCTGGCGCCAAATTCACACAGCTTGAGTCCGTCGCCGAACTTGTGCGGGTACAGATACTCGCGCTTGTCGAGATTTACAACATAGTAATACTGGCCCATAGTTTGCTCCTGAAGTGAACAGTCATTCTTTCTCAAACACAAAATTGTAAAGCGGCGCGCACACCACGTCGGCCATCGCCGAATTGCACAGCCGCACAAATTCCTCCCGCTTTTCGTCGTTCCACAGTCCCAGCCGTGCGTGCGCATGGCTGGTGTCTACGCCGAGAATGTGGTCGACCGCGGCCTGAAAACCAGCCATCAGCTTGTCACGGACCGCGTCCTTGGCGAGAAAAAGCTGTACCTCGTCGGGCGCAAGGCCCAGAAAGGCGTCGGTAACTGTCATTGGGGTTTCTCCCTCAATATCTCGGGTACTCGATCTCGGCCTGCTTTGCCATTTCTCGCAGCTCGGGATCGGTGATGTGGTCAAACATGCCGTTTTCCTCCACGTTGCTGCTGAAAAATCCCCAGCAGCTATCAACGTGCTCCCAGTCTCCCCGGCCACAAGCCTCACAGCCGTCGTACTCCTCAACGACGAAACCGTAAACATCTCCGGTGAGATACTGGTCGTACGTCTCGACCTCGCAGCGGAGGTTTTTCTCGGTCGCCTCCCTGAGCGAAATGGTTTCCTCGCGGCCGGGGACTTTCCATTCGACGGGGGTATCCCAGTCGGCCGTCTCTGACAGCAACCAGTTTTTCCTGGCCTCGTCGAGCGAACAGTATATCCAGCCAACCTGTCCGCTGTCCCACGGACAAGAGAAACCCGCGGTGTTCATGGTGATCCCGCTGTGATCGTACAAGTACAGCGGTAGGATCACGTAGTGCTTTTTCAACACGGCGGCAACGAGCTGATCCGTATGTGCGGCCACGATCTTGAGCTTTTCCTCAAACGCGGGAGACTTTCCCGACCTGGCGTCAAGCAGATCGGACAACCAACACCACGACTCGTTTTGCCACTTTCCCAGCAATTCCTCCAGGCGGGGGCTCGCCTCACTTGCTAAACTTGCCAGCCACTCGTCGCTGCTTTCCTTCGGCTGCTCGTCGCCCAGGGTGTAGCAACAATGCCAGCAGACCATCCGCCCAAAATTGTCCCACTCGCGGGGACTTTGAGGATCAAAGTCCTGCACAATGCGGACGCGGCGTTGTTTGGTTTCAGTTGTCACGGTTTTTCTCCGTCGGCAAAAAATTGCCGATAATACGGGTGATCTTTGATTCGCCGGTAAATTGGGAGGTCCCACCAACTATCCTCGCCCTCGGGCATCTCTGCGTCGTAGTGTCTCCCGTTGATTGTCAGCCAGATATGCCCAAGCAACTCCTCTACGGGATTTGCCATTAGCAATTTCCAGGCATTAAGCCCCAAGTGGTTTGCTACAGCAATGGCAAAATCTTCGCACTGGCCATTGTTAATCTCTTGCGGGGAACTACCCCACCTCGCAGCAAGCTCCCGAATTGTCGCTGCTATCTCGTCAACAGTAGGCATGGGTTTTCCTAGTCGAAATCTTCGGGGGTGCTTTCGGCGCCGCACGAATGCAGTTTGCCGTGGGAGTCGCGAAAGTAGACGCCGAAATCGCCGTCGCCGTATTCGTTTCCGAATTTCCGCACAGCGTGGTCGGCAGCCGGGTATTCCTCCGCCGGGGCAAAGCCGATCTCCTCGTTAAGATCGGGGTACTCGTCTCCGATAAACACCCACCCGCGAGGCCCAATTTCGTTGGTGGCGGCAGTTACGGTTGCTCTCCATTCGTCCTTAGGCGCGACACCGTAAGACTCGGACCAGAACACGTCCTGGCCCTCGATCCTTACGTCCACGCCGTCCTCGAATTTCCAATGATCGGGGGGATTGTCGTCGATCTCTCGTACAAGCTCGATCAGGCCGGTTTTCTCCAGCCAATCGTTGAGAACCTCGTAGTTCTCGCAGCGAACCAACTTAACGCACTCCTCGCTGGCGTCGGTGCAGTTTTCCGCCTGCCAGCCGAGCAGGGTGAGTTGAAATACTTTCACGTTTTTCTCCTGCGACCGCGGCTGGCGCGCCGCTGCCAGGCTGATCTGTCAAGCACACTTTCTACAGGAGTGCAATTACCGAACCGGGCAGCAAGAGCGGACAATTCCTCCCGCACGTCATCGACCGGGTAGTCGTCGGCGTTGCAGATCCAAGGGACGTACCCCTGGTCCAGAGAATCCAGCGCGCTCTCCAAGGTTGCCGGAGAAGCGCCGCCGGCGGCCTCGTTCTCGACTTCAGCCATCAGCAGATCCTCTGTAGCCGCGGATATTCTGGGTTCTTTCGTCATGTTTTTCTCCTACGCCGTGCGTCCCGACATCTGGTGGACGTTGGAAAGTCCCTGATGCGGTACGTTTAGCGGCGAGTAGCGGCGGGAAATGCCGTAGAAATGGTCAATGCGGTCCAGAATGACGTTCAGGCCATCCAGCGCATCATCCTCGTCGTCATGCTCCTCGATGTCTTGGTGGGAAATTCCGATCACCAGACCGTTCTTGGTTGCCACGGCTTTTACGTAGTGGCCGGAGAGCAGCAGAAATGCCGCCAGCTCCTGGAAACAGCCGTAAGGCAGCATCACGCTACCCACCGACTCGCCGGTAGGATTTCCCATCCCTGAGTTCCAGCTCCCAGCCAACTTGGCGTCGTATGGCAACCCGAAAAACTCCCGTATTCTCTTGCACCCCATCTCGGACAGGTCGCAGAGAATTCTGGTCGAGATGTTGCACGCCTCGCCAGTGAGGCAGTCGATGCCGTACTCACGTAAGTCTCGAAAGTCTCTTAGCGTTTTCATGTGGTTCTCCTAGTTTTTGGCCGTCATTCTTTGTGTACGCTGCTCGATCAGACGCACAATTTCCTCGAACTCCAGTTGTTCAAGGATGGAAAAACGGACCTCGACTGCGCCGGGGTCGTTTCTCGCCCCCCAGCACTTTTCGGTGTAGTTGTATGGCGAACACCCACCGAGAATGCGTCCCCCAACCTCGACAATATCCAGGCGGAAAGTTACCCCACCAGGATCGTCGCCGTGCTGCTCGCTCTCACACATTTCCAGGGTGATGTCGATGTCGTGATCGCCAAGTTTTTCGCCGTCCCCATCAACGACTACTAGCATCGCCCAGCGATAGTGGTCATCAAACATCTGCGTTGGCGACCAGGTTTCCCAGCCATGCTCGCGCAACACGTTTGCAATGCTGCGCAAGACAGACATAGCACGTTCGTCATATTTGTGCGGAAAATTTCGATCGCTTGTGTTTTCATATCTTCTTCCCTCAAAATTTCTAGTCGTCGTCCGTCTCATGGTTTCCGACGATTCTCTCCCAGTTTCGGGAAATCCGCCGCAGTTGCCGACGGGCCTCGTTCTCTCGCTCCACCGCCTCCTGCCAAAGCGTGTCGTCCCGCAGGTTTTCGACGGCCTCTTGGGTCAGCGAGACCATTGCCGGAGGATCGATCGCGTCCAGCTCCCAACTTTCCTCGCCGTGCTTGGCAACGTAACTGAGGTAGCGAGAATCGGTCACCTTGGCCGGATTGGGGGGCAGACCGTACTGGTCCACCTGGTCCATGTTCAGCGCCAGGCGATCAACGCGGACACTGCTGCCAAATATCCTCAGCCGCGCTTGAATGTCCCTGGTCATGTCTATTCCGCTGGGGTCGTGATCTCCCAAGTGGATGATGGTCGTGAGTTTGCCGAGTTCCTCTCTCTCGACCAGACGTTGCGAGGCTGCTGCCCGCATCTCGCTCTGGCTGGTGTACCCCCGACAGGAAAAGTAGGGTACGTCAAGTTCCTCGCAGATGCCCTCGATCACTCCAATCAGGGCGTCTTTCTCTATCCACACCTCGACGTATTCGGGCTGATCGGCCCACTTGTCGATCTGGTACTGAGAAGCGCAGGCCCGGACAATACTCTGCGGACTCTCCCAGTGGGAATTGATTCGCACGTTGCGGGTGCGGTCCTCAACAGCGCTCCAGTCGATCAGCCCGGCCAGCCTCGCGTCGTTGACCAGAAAGCCCAGCGTCTTGTAGGACTGGACCGTGTTGGCGAGCAGGCCCCGAGCAACAAACTGGTAGTAGAGTTGCCGCAGGGTGAGTGCAAATCCCTCGGCGGCGTATTCGGCAATGATCGCGTTGGCCCGGTTGATTCTCTCCACCGAGCGGGCGGAGAAGTTCTTCGGGACGTAACACTCCTTGCTCATAAAAATCTCCTCCACAGACGGCTACTCGACGTAGCCCTCCTCGAAAAGAAAATCTACCAGCGGGCCGCCCCGAACCTCGGCCAGGGCCGAGTTGACCAATCGCAGCAGATCGCCGCGCCGCCGGGGGTTCCAGTAGTTCATCTTGTTGTCAGGCTTTTTGCCCTCGGTCTGCTGTACCCAGTCGACCGCCTCCTGCAGGGCCTCGACGATCCGCGAGCGGATCGCCTCGCGGTCCATCACCAGCCGCACCTCCTCGCAGGTAAGCCCCGCCAGTTTCATCTCACTCATGGGCACTTCTCCCCAGTTTTTCAATCAGTCCATTGCCCAGGACAAGTCAAAAGTTAAGTCCTCGTCGGAGCAGACGAGTCCCTTTGCGTGGCCCGAGGCAACTAGATAGTTTCCGCCCTCCAAACACTCCACAAGGACGGTCTCACCCTGCCTGAGGATCGGGACACTCACGCCCAAGATTCCCAGATCGTGCAGAACTACGGCCTCTGAGGTTTTCACTTTTCTGCCCCCTCGGCGTTTTCACGACAAAGAAAGTCCCAAAGTCCCTCGGGACTTTCGATTCTCGAACCGTCGGTGTCTGCGAGACGAAGGCCGCAGCCGACACACTGATAACAGATGACTACCCCGCCCTCGTTGGTCTGTGGGCCATACTGAAAGTTTCCCGCCTCGTCGATCTTTTCCACTCGGGAGGAGACCACCACGCCGTCCATGACCTCCTCCAAACGATGGCCTCTGCAGTCTGGGCAGTCAAAAACTTCAGTAATTTCTGCCTCGACGATTCGGTGTTCGGCGACCTGCATCGAAGCGTCGCAGTTGGGGCAGCAGTCGTCGCAGAGACAATCCCAGATGTCGTTCCACTCCGTACCGCACTCTGTGCAGATGTAGTGTTTCTCGTAGAGCATCAAATTTCTCCTTGTTTTCCCGCCTACCAGCCGCCCTACTCCGGTTCGGCTTCTGCGGGAAGCACCAGTCTCTTCCCGTCCCAGGGACACCCTGGGCACTCGACCGCGTGCAGGGCCTCGATCTCGTCGCGGTGTGCCGCTACGACGGCGTCGTACTTCTCCCCGGCGGCGTCGTACTTCTCCTCGGCGGCGTCGTACTTCTCCTCGGCGGCGTCGTACTTCTCCCATGTGACGCACTTCTTTCCGGCGGCGACGAGCTTCTCCCAGGCGGCACCGCACTCCTCCCAGGCGGCAGCGTACTCCTCCCCTGCAGCAACGACCGCCTTGGGCAGCGGGCCCACGACCAGCCGCAGCCACTGCAGCCGGGTTTCGATTTCGCATGCACGCTTTATCCTGAAAATCCAGTCGAGTCGATTGTCAATCGGCTCTACCAGCGGCTCCAGCAATCTGTCATGATGTACGTGCCACGCAAACACGATAGGCCCGCGCGGATCGTAGTCGTGCCCCGCGAAGCGGGCGACGACCTCGGCACGCAATTCAGCGTAATTGTTCACGTATCTCCTCCTGCCTGTGCGGCCAAGCAGATCGCCATTGGGATGGTAGCGGCGCGGCCAGTAATGGTAGGTGTTCGGCCCACAATGTGGCCACTTTCCCGCCCTCGCGAATCGCTTCGCGGACATACTCGACGCCATCGGTGGTCAGTTTGTTTTCCAGCCATGCACCAACCTTGCAGCCGTCCGGAAACTCAATGGCGTTGTGACACTCCGGCCCCGCCCCACAATGTTGCGGGCAGTCGGCTTCCCCGCCTCCGTCCGGATAGGGGCCTTTCGGGAATTCGTCGGAATCGTAGCTCCGTTCGTCATCCGGGCTGTCTGGCGCGAATCCCTCGCGTGTAATCCGCTCGCGGATTGCCTCCCCACACTGCTGGCAGTAGATGTCAGCGGCATAGATGTAGACCAACATGGCGGTTGCTCCTGTTCAATCCTGTTCAGCGGGTGACGATCCGGCCCCGTCCCTTGGGCAGAAT